CTACGGTAGTTTACTCTCCAGCGGGTTTTTGCTCAGGTAATCAGTACATTCCACCGTTGGGCGGTCAACCTTCTGCAACTCCATCCCGTCATACTCAAGCGTCGCGCCATCGCGCTCCAGCGGATAGATATCCAGCTTGCGGGTAACGTTGTAGTAGCTGTCTGAACGCAGCATGATTTTACCCGGCACGGCAATCACACGCTGCCACTGGCGGCAGTCCAGCGTATCGCCCTCTTCGGTCACCACCAGCGTGGCAATCGCTTCAGGACTGACCAGGCTACTCTGCGGTCCTTTTGACTGCCAGTATCCCGCCAGATGCGCCGGGACAGGATGCTTAATCACATCCTGATAGTTATCGACCTGTACGCACCCGGTCAGTGCCAGCAGCGCGCCAGCAATTGCTATTTTTTTCATCATCTTTCCTGCTTTCGAAGAAAAAAATATTGTGGCATTAAAGCGCTGCGGCTGCCAGCGAAGATAAAGGGCTTAAACCTGCATGCCCATCACATGAGCATACATTTTTCATAATCGACAAAGATCGTCCAAGAGCGCACCAAATAACAGATGGTTAGAGTCGTCGAAAACTTCAGTCGTCTAAGTTCACCTTAGAGCGAGTGCTGTTTTGTGTCCCATCCATGCCCCACCGCCAAACTTTGCGTAGCTCCTTCCAGTTTCACAACGTATCGCTTTACGCATTCCATCCTCATCAGCATAATCACCGCGAATCCGTTTGTAAGACTTAACCAGCGCGCGCTACTTTTTCTCCCTGCCCTATACTTTCAGTCTGACTGACTGGAGGTTTCTATGTGTGGACGTTTTGCACAAGCACAAACCCGTGAAGAATATTTGGCTTACCTGGCCGACGAAGACGATCGCGACATCGCATATGACCCAGAACCGATTGGACGTTACAACGTTGCGCCCGGCACCAAAGTCCTGCTGTTGAGTGAACGAGACGAACAATTGCACCTCGATCCGGTGTTCTGGGGCTATGCCCCAGGATGGTGGGATAAAGCACCACTGATTAACGCTCGCGTCGAGACTGCGGCTACCAGCAGAATGTTTAAACCTCTCTGGCAGCATGGCCGTGCTATCTGTTTTGCTGATGGCTGGTTTGAATGGAAGAAGGAAGGCGACAAGAAACAGCCCTACTTCATCCACAGGGCCGACGGGCATCCAATATTCATGGCAGCGATCGGCAGCACGCCGTTCGAACGCGGTGATGAAGCGGAAGGCTTCCTGATTGTGACGTCTGCAGCTGACAAAGGCCTAGTCGATATACATGACCGCCGACCGCTGGTTCTGTCGCCAGAAGCTGCAAGGGAATGGATGCGTCAGGACGTAGGCGGGAAAGAAGTTGAGGAAATAATTGCCGACGGCACAGTGGCCGCCGACAAGTTTATCTGGCACGCAGTGTCGCGTGCCGTTGGTAATCCAAAAAATCAGGGTGCTGAATTGATTGATAATATTCAGTGATATCCTGACAGATATTACCAGAGTTTTACGCTTCCATCTGGCTGCTTACCACCCACTGGAGACATGTCGTACACCTTATTTACACATTTTTGGATGCCGTCTTTAAGATGCTTTACCATTTTCTTGTCTGAATTATTCTGACCAAAATAATTCACAGTGGTAACGTTATTTTTCTTGTAAATTTCAGCTTCGCCATATTGCCCGGCGGAATAATTAATTTTATAACCCCAGAATTCTTCTTTATAGCGAGCTTTGATGAAAGGGTCGTAATCTGCAAAGACATCAGCAATGCATAATGCAACGCTTTTTGCATCGCTCTTAGTCGAATATACAGCGTCAGGAGTGCCATGTTTTGGAGGCTCTTGGATAATTGCACACCCAGATAAGGTAAGAACTGCTAATGCGAGAATAGGTTTTAACATATCAATTCCATTTAAGTATTTATAAGTGCCTGAATAAGATACTTTATTTTGACCATAATGTCCTGCATTTATTTAACAATTAATAAATCCTGGAAGCGGGTCGTATACCGCGGCGAAAGCATTTCTCGCTTCATCTGCCACTGCTGCTGCACGCCCTGGCCTGCAAAATAGAGCGTGCCTTTTCCACTCTTGGCATTGAGCTGGTCGAGTACCTGCATCAGCTGCGCGCTGTCCTCGCGCGGTGCGTTCTCGTCGAACAGGTTCAGCTGAGCAACTCCCTGGCTGAAGAAGTCGCCGAGCATGATCCCAGCTTTCTGGTACCGGTGTCCATCCTCCCAGATAACATCCAGGCATCGGGTAGCGGCGTTGATGATATCGCGACTATCCTGCGTCGGAGTCAGCAGCTTCACGGATGCGCTGTTGCCATAATAGCGCTCGTTAATGGCAAACGGCGACGTCTTCACAAATGCCGATATGTACCTGCAGTACTGATGTTCACCGCGTAACTTTTCAGCCCCACGAGCTGCATATGAACATATCGCCTGACGCATTTCTTCGTAATCCGTGATACGCTCGCCGAAGGAACGGGAACAGACGATCTCTTGTTTCACCGGCGCGAACTCTTCCAGTTCCAGGCATGGTTCGCCGCGAAGCTCGCGAACCGTTCTTTCCAGCACGACGTTGAAGTGTTTGCGGATAACGGCGATATGCGTGTCCGCAAGGTCGAGCACGGTTTTTATGCCCATCGCTTCAAGCTTCTTGCTGATGCGGCGGCCAACGCCCCAAACCTCATCAACCGGCAGTAAAGCCATAAGCTTTCGCTGACGATCGACGTTAGACAGGTCCACCACGCCACCAGTAGCTTTCCATGTTTTTGCCGCGTGATTAGCGAGCTTCGCCAGAGTCTTTGTCTGAGCGATTCCGACACCTACGGCCAGACCGGTATTCCTGCGCACAGCGTCTTTCAGTTCATGACCAAACTCTTCCAGCACACGACAGTTACGGACACCAGTCAGATCACAAAAAGCCTCATCGATTGAGTATATTTCGACGCGGGGGCTCATTTCCTCGAGCGTGGTCATCACCCGGTTGCTCATGTCGGCGTAAAGCTCGTAATTGGAGCTGAAGCAAACCACGCCATGCTGCCGGAAGTAGTCCTTGCATTTGAAGTACGGGTCACCCATTTTAATGCCGAGCTTTTTGGCTTCAGCAGAGCGAGCGATCACGCAGCCGTCATTATTGGATAGCACGACAACCGGCTTTCCCCACAAATCCGGCCTGAATACCGTTTCACAACTCGCATAAAACGAGTTCACATCCACCAGGGCAAACATCACATCACCGGATTGTCGTCTACCCACACAGGGCTAATGGTGTGAGTTACCACACCAACCAGGCGAACGTCATCCAGCGCCTCGCCTTCGATGGCCTCGCCATCATCCGTGATAAGCGCGCTACCCGCCCAATAGGCGTGCTGCTGGCGGCCGCAAAACCAGATCAGCAATGTATCTCCGCGATTGAATGACAATGCTTTATCAACGACATCAAAGCCTTCCTGCGTTTCAACGATACTTGCAGAAGGAGGAAGGCATGGCTCTGCGACCGCTACAAAGTGGGCGCAAATATCTGCTGTTCCTGGCATGTTCACCTCACAAATTAAGCTGTATATACATACAGTATCGTCAATATTGAGGGTCGATCAAGTGATCATCTGATGCTACACTTCAGGCCTTTCAGAATTGACTGATTTTTCTAATGTTAAAGCTATTTACTCGCTATGTTTCTGTGGGGGTTGTCAACACTGCTCTTCACTGGTTGTGTTTCGGTGCACTCATGCATTTTTTTGGGGCTACGCAGGCCGTTGCGAACGTAATTGCGTTCTGCATTGCTGTGACGTTCAGTTTTTATGCAAATGCTAAGTGGACATTCAATTCTCAGGCTACATCTGGGCGCTATGTTGCATTCGTATTATTCATGGGCATTATGGCCGCACTAATCGGATACGCTGCAGATTCTATTGGTGCCCCACCAGTTGTAACTCTCATAGCTTTCTCGGCATTTAGTCTTGTTGCCGGATTTATATACTCAAAGTTAATTGTCTTTAGGGATGCGAAATGAAAATTTCTCTGGTCGTTCCGGTATTTAATGAAGAGGAAGCGATTCCAATCTTCTATAAAACAGTGCGGGAGTTTGAAGGGCTTCGGCAGCATGAAGTTGAAATAGTCTTCATTAACGACGGCAGTAAAGATGAGACAGAATCAATCATAAATGCGCTCGCTGTGGCAGATCCGCTTGTCACTCCTCTTTCCTTTACCCGCAACTTCGGTAAAGAGCCAGCTCTGTTTGCAGGCCTGGACCATGCAAGCGGTGAAGCTATTATCCCAATAGATGTTGATTTGCAGGACCCAATCGAGGTTATTCCGCATCTGATAGAGAAATGGCAGGCCGGGGCGGATATGGTACTTGCTAAACGTTCTGACCGCTCTACGGATGGTCGCCTGAAGCGCAAAACTGCCGAGTGGTTCTATAAGCTCCACAATAAAATTAGCGATCCGCAGATCGAGGAAAACGTTGGCGACTTCCGCTTAATGTCTCGTCAGGTGGTCGAAAACATCAAACTAATGCCAGAGCGAAATCTGTTTATGAAGGGCGTTTTGAGCTGGGTTGGTGGCCGCACAGATGTCGTTGAATATGCCCGAGCACAGCGTATTGCTGGGGATTCTAAATTCAATGGATGGAAGTTGTGGAACCTTGCACTTGAGGGGATCACCAGCTTCTCTACGTTCCCGCTGCGCATGTGGACATATATTGGTTTAATTGTTGCAGGCCTAGCTTTCGTATACGGGGCATGGATGATAATTGACACGATTGCTTTCGGTAACCCGGTTCGCGGCTATCCTTCTATGTTAGTTTCAATATTGTTTCTTGGCGGAGTTCAGTTAATTGGGATTGGCGTGCTTGGTGAGTATATAGGTAGAATATATATTGAGGTTAAAGAGCGACCTCGCTATATTTTAAAGGGAAAGAAATAATGAATTACAATGCTGTAAAAATATCAAAATGGACCATTCCAGGGTATTTATTAGTGCTGGCAATTGCGTTGCTAACCCCAATGCACTCTGATGACTTCGGCACACGAATTGGAGGCTTCCCGAATTTTGAGGGTCACTTCCATCGATACATGACGTGGAGTGGCCGCCTTACTGCAGATTACCTTGCTTCATATATATTATGGATAGACTCGCATTTCATTCGCTCTGCTATAAACGCTTTTGGAACTTTTGGCTTGACATTCGCCATCGCATCACTTCCTTATTCAATATCTTCAAAAAAACTTGATTATAAATTCATTGCTTTATTCTATATAATCATGTCTGTAATATGGACTTGTTCACCAAATCTCGGGCAGACATCATTCTGGATTGTTGGTGCAACAAATTATGTATGGACAAATTTCTTCTTGGTTCTGTTGCTTAATTTAATTGCACCGCACCTATTAACCAAGAAAAAACATAGCGCGAAGTTTTATTTTTTGGTCTTCATGCTTGCCATTATATCAGGATGTGGCAATGAAAATATGAGCCTTGTCGCTGTTGGCTTATTCGCATTATTAATAATGCATGCGCTATTTATTAACAAAAATCAAATACAGTTAGCTTTAACATCCTTTGTTGGAACCTCTATAGGTGCAGCTATTCTTCTCCTTGCCCCCGGAAATTTCAGAAGAATGTCGATGGAAGGTGATTGGTGGCAGAATGCCTCATGGGGTTATAAATTATGGCTATGGGCATTTAAGAAAATGCCATTTGTGATAGGTGTCGACTTGCCACTGATACTCATCATTGCAGTTATGCTTGCTTTGGTTATGCTGTCAGGAAAAATAAAGTTCAGTTTTAGCGAGAATAAATATGTTTATATATTAATACCTTTCTTCATTTTCCTGACATTTATCGCAAATTTTGTAATGATAGGCTCACCAGCATATCCACCAAGAGCAACCAACGGGCAATTTGCATTACTGCTTTGTAGCCTTTCATTATCATCTTACCTTGCAATACACTACGCAAATAAAATAGTGACCGCCGTAATTTTTGCAATAGGTTATATAACTTCAGCTTATTCATATACCTTAATGTATCGTGCTTATTTCTTTGTCTCAAAACAAGAAGAAATAAGACAGTCTATCATGAGCAGAGAGAGTGCCGCCTCCAAAGAAAGAGCTATAATTCCAGAATACAAATTCAGGCAATTATTTAATGAGGGCGATAAATTCGACATGTTTAAGCCAAAGCAATTACCATATTTTTTTGGTTTGAAAGATGTTGGTTATATAAACACTAACTTTGATTACTCTGTAATAAATACCGAGGGAAATGACTTAAGCTTAGACATAAATGGTTATGCCAAAGGTGTCAAATCTTGGGTATACAACAACCAACTAATAAATGATGATTATGTCATCGTCATAATGTTAGATCACTACAATAAGGATGTTTGGTCACAACATGACAGATTCATTGGAAAATCCAAAAGTGTTGCTTTAGATGGAAAACGTTATACGCTGCGTTCAGAGCCAACTTTGTATGCAATTAACGGAAAGGCATATTTTGCTTTAAACATTGGGAACAACAAATCATCTGGGACGATCAAGACGATAGAAAAATAGAATTCTAAGATGCATTCTGCTGATATGACGGGCTTTCTAAAACAGGCCCGTCATAATTTCCAATGGAAATTAATTAAGACTTTAAGTTGTTTGCTTCTAAATTCCCCGTACCGCCAGAGATACTGACTGCTGTGGAGCCTGATGTGTTAACAGCATGATTAGTATAAGCCATATTATAAGCTCCAGAGCCAATAGCTACCGCAAATAAAAGGTTCGCACCTACTGTATAGTTATCAGATGCATTGCAACGACTACAACTACTTAAATTGATACCGTTATATGTTCCAGTAGTGCCAAATCCTGCATCACGTATAGTATTTCCAAGAACCCGAATGCCTGAGGAAGCAATTAGTGATAAACCGTGACCAGTTACGCGTGTGACTTGGTTGTTGCTCGCGCTACCAGTTGTCACGGTATCAAGCACAATACCTAGCCCAGCACTGTTAACGCCATCAACTATATTGCCATCCACCCGCGTAGCAAAGTTTGTAGATGAAGTTCCAGACATGATAACCCAGATCGCATATGCTTTAGAGCCATAAACGACATTGTTGGTAATTTGCACAGCATTGAACAACTGGCCTGTAAATGGAGATGATGCGGGATTGTAGTAACGAACTCCAGTGCTGCAACCATGCATTTGATTGTTAGAAATTATTATCCGTCCACAAGACCTGTCGCCAATGAAAACTCCATCAGCGCAAGTGTCAATGTGATTATCAATGATAGTCATATTGGTACAATTCTGGTGATCAATGCCATTATTTGGGAAGCCGCGAACAATGTTCCCTGAAGTAGTTAGGCCAAATTGTGCGGCTGCTGAGATTCCCTGACAGTCAGCGGCCGTTCCGGATTTTGACACGACAATGTTGTTCCTCATTGTATTGTAGTAGCCTATAGTGCTTCCAATAGTGCTACGCATTAATATTCCCCAAGTGCACTGGAGACATGTATTGCCCTCCATCACAGCATGCTCATTCTCATTAAACCAAATAGAGCAGCGATAGTTTCCTGCGCCAGCATACCCGCAGTTGTATACGTAATTATTACGCGCTATGACGCGCGCGGCAGTTGCATAAATGGCTGTTCTGCCAATATTACTGAAAGTGCAATTCTCGACAATCGCGTTCTGAGCGGTAGACTCGATGTTCACACCAATAACATTGTCCAAATTATTGCCGATCATGGTTATATTTCTAATTGTATGAGCTGCATTTTTTATTCTCATCACAGGATAAGAATCCGATGCCGACATCGTGAAATTCAGAATCATGTTTTGGTAGAGAATTGGCGATAAATTATTGATATCAGCCTCGCCGCCCATATTGTATGCTAAGCCTAGACCATCAATGATTCCATTGGAGGCATTAATCGCCGCTTGAAGTGCGATGTGAACTGATGGCGTCGAAGCATCTATTCGCGGAATGCCTCCAAACATCGTAGGATTAATGACTTCAGCATTAACTCTTAACCACGCCGCTCCCCCAGATGTTTTCACAATGGTGCCGTTATTGTCCGCATAGCTCGTTCCAACTAAGACAGCTCTGAACTGCCCTCCCCCATATCCTGTTCCTGAGGTATGCTCTTTAAGCGTAATACGCTGACCATCACTTACAGGCTCAATTGTACGAAGCGTCGTGATATCCGGGCACATGCCAATATATTTCTGACCATCTGGTTCTGCCAATGCCGATCGTAATGACGCATCACCCACACCAAGCCACGCTCCAGGCGCAATACCACCAGTGCTGGCTGGTGTTGAATTGGCCGGAACAACTTTCGGTCCTGAAGCAAACGAACCAGTCCATTTGTAATATTCGCCGTCGGCAGTGTTCAGCAGCACCTCATTTGGGTTGTTGATAGTCGCGCCGGTGGTGAAGGTCTTCCCGGTAAGAATCACGTAACCATAGGCGGCCATGGCCTGCTGAGAAAGATAGTTCATTCCCTCAATGGTGTAGTGTTTCACACCAAAGCGATCAGTGTAGGTCCATCCCATCGAAGTGACGAACTCGTCAATTTTCCCTGCGTTGAACTTAAGGTCGCGAGGAGATTCACTTGGTACTGCGTCTTGAGTTGGTTGCGTAGCCATATTTATTCCATAAAAAAACCCGGCGTGATGGCCGGGTTCGGTTGGTCGGGGATGGTTCTTATTGATAGATGGCGTCGCTGTATTCCGCGACTGTCAGAGATACCGTGTTATCGGTGTTCGGCTTGATGCTGTTGACTGTCCATAGCTGACTGTCCAGTTCTTCCACTGTCGCGATGAGATAGCGTGACGGGAGTTGCACAGTGTCTCCGTTCCATATGTTGAGCTGAATGCTGGGTATTGCCGCGGTGAATCCGTATTTCGTGTCGCTGCGGGCTGTCGCCGGATAGCGCAGCGTGGGATTACCCAAGCTGTCGGTCACCAGCACATACATCGAACCAGTAAACGTGATCGGCTCGCTGGTGTCGAAGTTATTCCCGGCGCGGCCGGTAATGTAACCCTGTTGCTGGTTGCTGTCGTAGATGTCAGGCATCTGAATGACGCTTCCAACCTGGATAATGCCGTCTTCGAACACTTTTGCGTTCATCTTCACCCTGGAGTAGATCAGGCGTTTAGTTTCGCGCAGCGCGCGCTCCCGTGCCTGGTACTCGTTACGAAAACCGACGATCTCCAGTTTGTTCGGGTTCTCAGCTTCCTGCTCGACGATAGAGCCGTTCAGGACCTGGTAGTTAATGTACGTCTTGTTGTTCGTGGTTGGGTGAACGTAGGACACCTGCACGCCGTCGTAGCCGCCAGGAAGAGTAGCCTCGTACGTCATTTTGTACTCGTCCGTCTTCATGTTGGCCCGGTTGAATACGGCCGCCGGGTAATCAACTTTCTGATCCCTGGTGAACGTCAGCACGCCGTCATCCCAGTACGCTACCACTGAAGCCGCATTGCAGATCGCCTGGACACGGTCACCGAGAGAGTCATTCTCATCGTCAAACGTGTAGTCGAAGTAACCCAGCCGTTCATCAGGCAGGCTTTCGGCGATTGAGTACAGCCCGTACAGGTCAATGCTGCTTACCGGCTGCTCACCCATAATGAGCCAGGTATGCGCCACCGCATCAGCGAACGAGCGCGACGGACGCAGCGTGTAATCTACCGTCTGCGTGTTTATGTCGTAGGTGATGGTATGGCGGGTCACCAGAGCGTTATATTTGCGCTCGCGGCTACCAAGGGCGTTCTCAGTCGCCCTCACCTTTACCCGCACCAGCGTGTCTGTCGGGTGAACGACATTGGTCCGGATGTTAATGCTGTGGATTTCCTCAACCTTCAGAAGGCTGGCATCGCTGGAGTTATCCGTGCGCTGGAAGCTGACCGCGTACTTCCCGAAGCCACCGGTCGGCGTGATTTTGTCGGTGCGGTAGAAAACCTCACTGGTCGACTGGTGCGGCGTCGTCTGCCTGTACGTGAACGTCTGCTGCGTTCCCGGGACCTGGTTGTAGTCATCGTCAATTTTCCAGATGACAACCTTCCAGTTGGTCTCTTTCTTCCCGCCGAGGCTGGACTGGGTATGCAGCCACAGCTGCGTCGACTCGACCGGGGAGAAGAACGGCCCCACAACCAGCGCCTCGTTATCGTTGAGAATGAATTTCGTGGTGTTGATCGTGGCGTTCGCCGGGATATCCTGCGGCCCCTCCAGCTGGTTCATCGTAAACGTGTACCAGCGCACCGGGTTAACGACGGCGCCGTCGTTAGTTTCAACTGCGGAGATCAGCGTGCCGGAGAATGTCGCATCGGTAGTAACATTGCCTGATGCAGTGTTGTACGTCACGTTGATGGTGAAAGTCACAGCGTGCGGCAGAACCAGGCCCATGAAGTAATCGAACTCGGCCTGCTTTTTGATTTTCATCGCAATCTGGCCGCCGGAATACGTGCCGCTGACTACAGTGGTTGCCGTTGCTGTTTCGACAGGGAAATCGCTGGCTTCGTTTTGCCCGGGAACCTCCTGACCGTCAACGTCATCGAACCCGTAGCCCTCTACGATCTGAGGGATTACCTCGCCAGGCTGGAAGAACTGGAATTCTGCACCGGCCAGAGAGCCAAGGCTTGATTCTGAGTAGCGCACAGACTCGTAATCGTATTTGCCGATCCCGATGCACATCCACTCTGTAACGTACTTCAGGCCGCCGTCGGTAGACGTCTGATGAACGTATTCGAATACTGATTCCTGAATCAGATCCGGGAACGAACGAATCTGTCCGTAGATGTCTGGCTTGGCCTTGTAAACGCGCGCGGTGTTTGTCTGACCCGTCAGGCTATTATTCGGCGAGTCGACAGAGTTTCCACCAGTGTTGGCGATGGCCGGTTTCGGTGCAAGGAACGAAAATACCTGACCAACAACTTTGAAGATCGGGCTGAGGATGTCGCCGACAATGCCCTTAGGCTGGTCGAAAATCTGGATGTGGTCCAGCTCGCTCAGCTCAAACGCCAGCTCATCATCGTCGCCCAGCCTTACGCCGTTGCGGACGATCAGCAGGTCGCGGTGGAAATTAGCGTCATTGGCCACCATCCAGTCATAAAAAAGGGTGCCGTTTGGCACCCTGCAACGCAACTTAGGCGTTCCTGGAAAGTTTGATATCTCAACCAGCGCCATATTCGAAAAACTCCACTTTGGTGAATGCCCGCTGAATGACCAGCAACGAGTCCATGCGCACGCTTCCGTTCTCGCCGCGCGAATGCAGCGCCATCCGGTTCAGCACCAGGCCAACGTGTGCCGGTTGCGCGCCGCGGTACCCGACGAATATCCCTCCCTCGACCGGCTTATCGACCGGGCGCCAGAAAACAACATCACCCTGATAGCAGGTGAAGAAGTCCTCACCGGCTTCGTAGTCCGGCGTCTGGTGCAGCTCAATTCCGAGAACGTGCCGGTAATACAATACGCACAAGCCCCAGCAGTCGACTTTATCGAACGAACAGGCACGGTTAGCCCACGGCACGCCGATCAACCTGCTGATAAAATCAGAGGTACTGAAGTCCCGTGTACTCGACTGGATCATAAAGGCGACCAATATTGTTATTCAGAGGGTTGGTGACGGAGAGCGTGACCGATGCAGCATCAGCATCGATATCCACCGTCTTGACGTATAACTGCCAGGACTTAATCGGTACCGACACGTCGCCGCTGTCGAAGATCTTCCTTGTTGCCGTGATAGCCGTCAGCCGGGCCGCGCCCTTCCACTGCTTCATCAGCGCTTTGATATCCGACGACAGACGACCTAACTTCACCGTCGCGTCGATCACCGGCGTGCCGCTCTGCTGGCTCTCTTCGATTTCAAATCGCGCTGGCGTGTACGTCTGGCCGCCAAGCGTCTTCGGGAAGAACTGTTTATCGACAAGGCGGACATATCCAAATGATGGGTGATAGAACGTGATGGTGTCGTACAGGCCACGCGTCGGGCGCTGCTGCTTATACTCCCTGAAGCTCGGCATTACGGCACCCTCGGCAGCGATTCCGGGTCACGCCCGTCCGGATAACCTGTAACCACGATATCCAGCCACGAATCCCACGGCGGCGGCAGTTCAACAATGATGTCGTCGAACTCGTCGTCGGCGTTATAGAGGTGGTTCGCGATAACTGTCCCCGTCCAGGTCACCGACCCGCCATCGATGCTGGTTTGCACCGGCATCTGCGTGAAGTGAAGCTGCTGCAGCTGCAGGCCGCTGCCGCCCAGATTGATATTCATCCGGAACCAGTTCAGGCCCCGGTTGAGATAATTCGGGCTGCGCAGCCACTGCTGGAAAGCGCGCTCCTGGTCCAGCGTGAAGATCCATGTCAGTGACCATGTCACTTTCAGGTCGTCAGTAAGGTTCTGGAAGATAGCCGGGCCGACCGCTGGCTGATCGGTCTGGAACCCGGTATCGAGCGTCATGTTTTTGCTGGCTTTCTGTGCCAGCGGCAGCCAGTCGGGATAGTCGATAATTGGCATCAGCCCTGCCCCCTTGGCGTGCGTTTGACGTTGAAGTTGGTGGTTATCCCCTGGCTCATTGGCCCACCATTATTTAGATCGGCTATGACCATATCGATGGTAAGACCTCCACTGCCATCAGAGCTTGCCTGCGCATCCACTGATGAACCGTTATAGTTCTGAACGTTTAAAACAACGTTTATTCCTCCGCTGCCTTGCATATCCTTATTGCTGATCACCTTGCCGTTGTCGCCCGGTATCATGTACTGCTTACCGGTACTGGCCTGGTAGATCTCCGGCATGCCACCTTCGCCGACCTGATACATCCCACCAGCCGAGACAGGCCCGCCGTTCTTACGCTTTCCTGACAGTGCCAGGATGCCAGCCATAGCACCGAGACCGATCGCCACCGCACCACCGAATGATGCGATAGATGACATGATGGCCGCCGGAGTCCATGCAGCCGTTGTGGCCGCCGCCGCCGCAGTAGATGTCGCCGTAGTGGTTGCGATGCCTGCCGCCTGAGCAGTGGTTGATGCTGCCACTGCAGCAGTGGTGGCAGTCTGCCCCATGATGGCCGACTTCACCCACTCAACGCCCATCTGGACGAATGAGTTGATTACACTGTTCAGCACGGTCATGCCGATACTGCGCATTGCGTCGCTGGCTGACATGCTTCCAGTGACAATGCCCGTCAGCGCGTTACTGGCTACAGAACCGAGAGAGTCGAAAGCCGCAGCCGCTGCCTGAGTGGCTGCGTTCTGCTGCGCCCACTCTTCCCACATCGCAGCATTACGCTGATCTCGATATTGCTGCTCGATAGCAGCGCGCGCCGCCTCAGCCTCGCCTATCTTCTGCGGGTAGAGTTGGGCGTATTGTTGAATATCAGCGATATCTTTCTGGTACTGGCTATCCAGTCCGGCAGTTTTGCTGGTTTTGCCCTGGATGGTGCTGAACTTATTGGAAGCCTCTGTGCGCTCCCGTTCAGCCTTTGCCTGTTCACGCAGTGCGTTGGCATTGTCCCAGGCTTTCCCGGCAAGTTGCCCGGCAAGCATGAGTTGCTCCTGCGTGGCGGTATTACCGAGAGACTGCTGTGCATTAAGAACGGCCTGCGCTCGCGATAACTCACCAACACTCCCGGCTGACAGCTCTGCCTTCTGCCGCAACTCATCAAGTTTTTGGTTAACAGTCTCCTGCGCTTTAGCGTACTGCTCAGCCTCTTTCTGGGCTGCTGACGCTCCGCCTTTTGACTTGCTACCAGTGGTAGTTGCAGTTGCCTTTATCTCAATAGGCTTGGTATTGGCGGCGGTTTGTGAAGCTTTGGTTACAGCAGCCAGATCGCCAACCAGCATGGCGGCTTTATTGCTCAGCCCGGCCAGCGCTTTGTTTTGTGCCTCCCAACCATCAAGCCCAAGCCATGACCAGGTGCGGGCCCGGCGGGTAAACATTTCCGCAGTACTGTTCAGATCAGAAATCTGTGCATCGGCAGAAATTGCCTTCCCGGCCAGTCTGTCGAGCGCAGCCGTCAATGAATCAATCACGGCGACCATGCCAGAGCTTGCACCAGTAGCCTGGTTAACGGAGTCGATCATCGACAGGAATGAGTTTGTCAGGGCGGTATTGGCCTGAGAAAGCGTACGCGGGAGCTTTTCGAACTCAGCGTTCACCGATCCGGTCTGTTTCTGAATGGCGTTGAGCGCGTCTTCTGCCGTCAGTTTGCCATCCAGCATAAGCTGACGCAGTTCACCGATACTTACGCCCATTCCCGCGGCAATCTGGCGCGCAAGTTCAGGCATTTGCTCAAGGATGGAGTTGAATTCCTCCGCACGGATAGTGCCTGAAGAAATTGACTGGCCGAACTGACGAAGAGCATTCGCCATTTCTTCGGATGAGGATCCACCGATGCGCCCGATTTTCTGAAGCGTCTCGGTGAGCTGAATAATCTGGCCGTTGGTCGCGCCGGTATCGCGCAGTGCAGTACTGAGGGTTTCCCACAGCTTGGTGGTATCCTGCAGCGAACCGCCCGTCGACGAACTTATACGCATCAGGCTCTGCATTGTCTGTGATGCAGTCGCAGCACTTCCTGTCAGTCGCTCAATGCGCGCGTTGAGCTGACTCATGTTGTCAGCAGCAACGAGGAATGCCTTACCCCAGTCAACAACTATCGATGCCGCTATGGCCCCGGCAACTTTGTTTATGCTGGTCTGGAGCTGGTCAAACTTACCGGCCGCTTTTGACGCTCCACCACTCATCTTCTCAAGGCGCTCATTTACTTTGCGCTGGGCCTCAATCAGATTCGCAACATCCATCTGCACCTGATAGACGATATTGCCTACTTGTTCCTCACCAGCCATTGGTATTTCTCCTGTGGATTATCCCACGCAATAGCCGGGAGTTATTTCTTCGCTGCGGCCCTTCTTGCCGCCTGTTTAGCCAGAAAATCATCAGCAACTGCGCTGTATTCTTCTTTGGTTAGGCCTTTCTGATCCGGATATTTCTCTGACAGCAACGCCTGAAATTCAGTCATGGTCAAACGGCGCGCTTCATCCAGGCTTATGCTGAAGTGGATCCTTGCTGCGTTGATGTATTCAATGGCGTTGAATTCGGTAGTTCCGCCAGACGATTCGTGGCGCTGGAGTTTTCGCGTCTTTGCTTTCCCTGTTACGCCATGCTGTAAAAGATGCTGAGCAAAGATGACAATATCTGATTGAGGCATGAGACCTGGCGCATAAGAAAGTTTTCCATCAACCTCATCCCATTCACCTACAATCGGCGTTAAATCTTCGTCTGAGCACGCCTGTAAAACATCCATGGCTTTTGCTAGCAGGCGATCTGAAACCCTGCGCATCGCTGGCCCCATCCAGTCAGGTAAACCGCCAAAAGCATCTGCACAGACAGAGATTAATTTTTCCGCCTCGCGACCATGGATATCAGCGTATATCTCAACAATTTCATGCGGCTCACCGATCCTTGTCATTGCCTCGAAAGACGGTCGTAACAAGTAATCTTTTCCGCCCTCACGGCTGTCACTTATGCCTATTTCGCCAATTTCTCTTAAAGCGGCCATGATATTTCCTGATCAACGGTCATTATCAAGGCTGCCAGCCGACAGCCTTTGTAATATTCGCTATGCAGTAACAGTGAGAACGCAGGTAGTTGAGGTGATTTTATTTCCGTCGCTATCTGTGACTTCACAGCGATAGCTACCGCTCGAGGCGGTTGTAACGCCAAGCAGCAAGAGCGTGGCTGTTGCCGCCGTAGGGTTTGCAGTTGAATCGATCTGAGTGCTGCCAAGGAACCATTTGTAGCTGTAAGTAGGGCGACCGCCTGTTACATCAACATCAAGAACGACGTCGTTGTCTGCATCGGCAGATTTAGTCGCTGGCAGATCTTTGGAGAATGCCAAAGGCGTTGAAGGTGTAGCGTCCGTATTAACAACCTGAACAGTAGTGCCATCAGATACTTTGAACTCAACGGTAAACGTGATGATGTCGTTACTTCCGCCATCTGCTGGCGTAAGGTTAGAAATCACCATATAGCCCGAGAACTCGATTGGACCGATAGCGATACGCGCCCACAGCGTCGGCTGGCGCTTGGCATTGATCTCATCGGTGAAGTACTTCACCAGATTTCCGTAGCCGAACTGGTCAAGTTTGTCGTGTTTCCGCACTTCACCATCAAAACTGATTGTCGCGTCAGCATTGGTGATGATGTTTTCTACCCATCCCGCAGTATCGTCTGCATCAGAGGTGACCGAGTTTGGAGCAAAATCCAGACCCTTACTGGTTCCCGCACCGAGAGCCTTCCAGTCGTCTTCTGTAGGCCGGGCATCTGGGCAACCATAGGCCAGCTCCAGCACCGTTGCCGAGCCGAACACCCTTTCGTTGGAGTTTTGGCAATTAGCCATCTTTGACCTCTTTTATGTATAAAAAAAGGCCGCCAGATGGCGACCTTGTGTTGATGATTTTTCTTCAGTCCCCGAAAGTGCAGGCAAACTGTAATCTCAGGACAATTCTTCCCTCCTCCGTCGTCACTGGAGTTGGATAAGCGCCCATGTTTTCGATCTTACCCACGCATTCGTCTGCGTGAGGATTTGCCTGAACGTAATCAAGGATTGACTGAGCTGCCGTTGCCGCCGCCTGGTTTTTGTCCTTTGCGCCAATCACATCGACCAGGACATAGTTATCGTTCCCGAGGTCATTTCTGATTGGGGTTCCGCCATTTGGCCTGAACACCATAATCGCTTTCGAAAGGTCATTCGGGTCATTGAAATTAAGAAGCTGGACCAGGAAACCGTTAGTAAGCCCGGCATCGCCAAACATGTTCCTGACTCGCTGATACATAGGAGGATTCATAGAGACATTTCCTTGGCGATCACAGAATCGATCTGTCGCTGCGTGTCTTCAAACCCTTTGGTTAAAAACTCCTTCCTGGCCGTAGCCCGGCGGAAGTTCTGAGGTATGCTTGGGTCATGGACATATGCAGCATAGTTAGCTGAATAGCCAACCCGGCCCGTAACGCGATTGCCATTTACAGTAATCTCGCGGAACTGGCTATTTATGAGGGTTGATGTATCGATCGGGGTATAGAGCGCCGCCTGAGATCCGCCGATAATCAAAGCTGATTGCATGGCTCTGACGACCTTTCTCCCCTGAATATCACCTACCAGAGCATTAAGGTTTTTCTTCGCCTGGCTGATGCCCTTTACTTTGATGCCCATTGCTACACTCCCGTAATTATCGCCCAGTCATCTTCCAGACCGTCGAGAGTGTCGTTCCAGCGGGTTACATGGCGAACCTCATCGGCACCAGCCACGACCGGGTCTGTTTCTGTGCTGACGCCAATCAGGATGTAATCGCCCTCATCGGCCAGAGCGTAAGCCGTGAAAAAGGTGTTTTTGACTACAACCTCTTTGCCAATGGAGCCGAGCTTTGCCGACAGTCCGCCGATGTAGTCGCACATGATGGTTTCAGGCGGTTCATATGGGCCGACAGGATCGCCCCACTCGTCATTACCGCCCGCGCCCTTACGCCATATCGTGCACGGCTTGTTGTATGACCATGAAGCAGTAGACGACATCAGCCCTCCTTCCAGCGCAGCACCTTAGCGCCGGTCGCCCGGATGCGCGGGCAGTTGATGAACCACTCCCCGTCCGGTTTCACGTAGCCGGTAGTCTCCCGCCCGGTGTCGGTCATCACCCATACGCGGGTGAAAGAACGCGGCAGCCCGTGCTTAACTGATTTGTACGTCATCATTTATCCCCGCACATGCAGCCGCCTTTTCCTATCCAGATACCAGCGAATGCCGGGGCGGCGGTAGGGTCTGCAGGAATAAGGGCAGTGGCGCACCCGTACTTATCCAGCCCGCGCAAGAGGTTAACCGAGGCCTTCCAGCGATCGGTAAACGACTGGTACCGGAACGAGCGCGACGCACCACTTGGCGCCGTCTGGCTGGAGATATATTTATCCCCCTGCCCGAGCCCCATAAGCGCCAGTAGATAGAGCTGAATCAGCAGAGCGGTAGATGCAGGATAGTGCGCATCGAGACACTCCTGAATGCTGTTAGCCTGGTCGACGAGAGCCTGAAGAACAAAATCGGGAATGGTAATTCCCTGGCTCTCCAGATACTCCTTTGCCTGTTCGAGAGTTACCATTATCGACTCCGTGAAATACCCCGCCGGAGCGGGGCATAAAAAAACCGCCTTAGCGGCGGCTGTTATTCAGCAGGGAAAAGCTTTTCGAGTTCGCCATCCGGCAACAGCTCACTGAGCTTTTCAGCGCCCAGGGTGCCTTTGAACTCAATGCCCAGTTCAGTAAGGCGGTTCTGAATAATCTCTTTGCGAGATTTCTCACCGGTACCGGCATCAGGTGTCGCAGGTTTCAGCTCACCACCTGCCTCGCCTTTCATCAGCCTTACGTTAGACTTCAGCGACGGGTGAAGCTCTTTCAACTCCACCACGTCACCAACCTTCACGCCGAACCACGCGCGCACAACTTCGTATTTAGCCATGCTGTTTCCTTACGCCAGTACAGCGCCGTAGACAACACCAGACAAGCCCTGATCGTCTGCGGTGATTTGCAGGCCTTCAGCAGACATGATCTGGAAGTTGTAGTTAACGTTAGGCAGTGGACGCGGCAGCGGAACAACGCCTACAGCCATACCCACCAGTGGGGAAATCACGTCACGGCGACGAACGTACGCGATAAACTCGTTACCGGTAAGCGCGAAGCTCATGCGGATTTCCTTCACCGGAGCGAACGGCAGCACCGCCTGCAGTACAGTGCCGCTTACAACGCCGTTAACCACGTACGGCTGCGCCAGGTTTGCCCAGATTTCCGGGGAAACCCACATCACATCGTATGCGGCCACTTTGTTAGTGCGCGCGGTGGTGCCGAATGCGCCTTTGCCGAAGAATGCAAAGATCGCGGTCATGTCAGCGGTGGTCAGGTCGATGTTCGCGCCACCAGCCCCAGATCCGAGGTTAATCTTCTTGGTGTTGCGGTGGTTCTTGATGCCCTGCGCCGGATAGGACTGAACCTGAATTTTTGAATCGCCGTTCAGGTAGTAGTTGACGCGCTTCTGGTTGAACTTGCGCATCTTCGCCATCTGCGAGTCCAGCACCAGGTCAATCCCCACAGAGTTTAGGCCAGCAGCATGACGCCAGTTAACACCGTAACCAGCAGCGAACACCGGAATCGGATCGCCGTCGCTCGCGTAGTCAGTGTGGTCGAAGGAGAATGGTGCCTGACCATCGATGCTTACTGACACGTCGTCAGCGATGTCGCCAACCACGTTATACAGCTTGGCGGTTTTACCGACCGGCAGCACAGTCTGAACACCAATAAGGTCGTTCACAATTTCCATGCCAACTTCCTGGTCGCGCAGTTGCAGCACCTGGTTGTCAATCTCAGCCCAGAAGTCACGGGAGAAACCGCCAACAGCGTTACATGCCAGCATGTCAGGCGTCATGATTGCGCGGTTAGCCGCAATGATGGAGTCGTTCTGCAGGTTCCACATGTTGCGGTTTGCCCACAGCTCGTTCCAGTGCCCGCCAAGGCGGGAGTTAGTCGCCAGCGTCTCTTTAGAGAAGTACATATGTTTTTGTCCTTTTGTTACGCGCCAGCTGCGGCGACAGTGCCAACGCGCATACGCACGCGAATATAATCGGTGGTGCTGGCCGCGATGGTGTATTCATCCTGGCTGTAGCCGATCACTGAATCAGTGTCGGAGGTGGCAAGGGTGAACTGACCTGCAGTGCCCAGCTTAATCGGGCTGTCTTTTTTATAGGCACCAGGCAGGCAGCGCAGCGCCAGCTCACGACCTTCTTCGACGTAGTTGCCTACTGCCGAATCACCGGCTGGGATTTCTTCGGTGATAGTCAGGCCCTGGTGGTAACCGACATCAATGATGTACAGGCGGCCTGTCAGCGCAGTGGCCTGGGCGAATTTATCGGATGAGTTGATGGTTGCGGCGGTGCCCGGGAGCAGCGCGGCGGCCGTAGTGCGGGTTTCGGTCTTGTACAGAGACTGACCGTCAATATTAACGCGACGATAACGTGGCATTATTCCGGCTCCTTATTTGAAATATTCGGCAGCAGATGGCGCGCCGGTTTCTTTTTGCTGCTGAGCATTGTTGGTGCCAAGCGGCGCAGCTTCGCCCAGCGACTTGAACATTGCGTCCAGCGCATCGCCAGAAAGCGCGTTGGCCACGATGTCACCATGGACCTTAGCAACCGCATCACGCTTGGCTTTCTCTTCGGCGCGTGAATTGGCGGTCAGAGTGTCAGCGAGTTGCTTCTGGTTGGCCTGCAGCGCATCAACCTTTTCCGCGAGAGGCTTAATAGCCGCTTCAGTATTGGTCGCAACAGCCTGGCCGATCATGCTGCCGATTTGTTCCAGTTCTTCTTTGGTTAAAGGCATGTCGCCCTCCGTTTTGTGGTTTGGTGCAGGCTGTTCCTGCGGTGTGAATAGAGCTTTGAATTTGTTGGCCACGACGGCCACCCACGACTCCTGGCGCGCTACTGCGGTACCGGTATCGTCGAAGGTGATAACGCCGTCCTCAGACTTGTAGCCAAACACCTCAGCGTTGCCGCCGTTGCGGATGATTACCGCTTGCGAGTCAGTGAAGTCAGCAATCCAGGCGTATTCATCAGCGCCCGCCGCAAACTTCGCTTTGGCTGCGCGATCTAGACGCTGCTCGCGCTCCCGGTAGGATTCACCCACCAGCGCGCCTGAGTTCGCCTTAAGCGGCTGAGCCAGATCGGCGTTAACCATCAGGCCAACGCCCTGCTCAGGAGTAGCGGCTCCAACTTCGTGCAGCAGGATCGCGTCGTGGTCCATGCCGTGAATATCAGCTACCCACTCAGCACCCGTTGCGCGCTGCTGATCGTTGGGTTCAAGCTGGTCGAGGAATGCGGCAACACTGGTATGAATCGGCGGAACGTCTTCGCCGCGCTCAATGGCAGCGACACGCTCAAGCAGCTCCCTGCCGCCTTCCGATTCGCTGGCACGAGCCACATCAACCCACTTTTCGAGGTAGATGCGATTACCGGACTTCTTAACGTTGCGGTTCCATGCGCCGATATGGCCTGCGTTAATTCCCTCAGGCGAGAACGCAGACACAAACTGACCATTAACCTGAGGATGGCCTAGAGGCGCCAGGGTACCTTCCAGCCCCTTATAGTGGGCGTCGATTTGTTCTTGCGTGTACAAGCCGCCATTCATGACGACGTTCGCCGGAAGCGTGTAGCTCGGCAGCACCAGATGCTCACGCCCATTGTATGTTTCGCGCCGGATAGACTGGCTATTCACCTTCGTGGTGATATTGACCTGCATAGGCATAGTTATTTCTCCGCCCAGGCGTAACCGCGCGCCTGCATCGATTTATATTCCTGTTTGAGTTTCGTGATGGTGTCCGGGTATTCTGGGTTCCCATCCGCATCCACCAGCACCGACTGCTGGCTGCATTTGCAGTTGATGGAGTTGCCATCTTTGCTGTACCAGTCACGTACCTCTTGATTGGTGTAGAGGTGGGCATGGCGAACTGCATGCGTATGCCGGGTTGTCGGTGAAAGCGCCGAGATATGGACCAGCAGCGTTTTCAGCCCGAATAGGTCATTCGCCTCCTGGTCTTCATCCCACTTTGCCCGGCGCAGCGCGGTAGTCACTTCAGTGCGTGCTATACGGTTTGCCCGGCGCTTCTCGATGCCGGCCTGGTCTGTCAGGTTGCGGGCAATGTCCAGCGGATTGAGCCCACGCCCCACCCCATCAGTCAGCACGCGCGCCATGTCGCGCTTAACGTCAGCACTCAGCCCCTTCATTTCCTCAAACACGCGAGCATGCACCAGCGCCATACGTTGCTGGTACGGGTCGCTTGCGAGGATGGACGCCAGCGACTCTCGCCCGGCTGCGTACACCGGGGATTGCTGGCTAAGGTTGTAGAACGACTGCCCGGTCCCCTTCTCCGAAGCCAGATCGATGTACTCGTAAAACCACAGGTCGTAATCGCCACCTTCCAGCAGCACCTGATCAACTAGGTAACTGGCATCGTTCAGGATGATGGAGAGTAGCGTTGGGTTTAGCTGGTATTCGTATCTGGCATTTACTGCGAGGGAGGAAGGTATTTTGTCGAGTGCTGATTTGTATGCTTTGCCAATCTTATTCATCCGCCTGGCGAAGTCTTTCATTGCCCGGCGTTCCAGCGCATCGGCCCCTGTCGGATCCTGATAATTACGCGGCAGAATCGGTGGCTTCGTCTTCTTCGTCGCCATCCTCTTCTCCTAACGGCTCTTCGTCGTCATTGTCATAACCCGCAGCTGTACGAATCTCTTCACGGCTGAATGCTGGTTCGTCGCCGCTGCCCTGCATGGTCTGGTTAATTTCGCCCATGGTTTTAGCATTGGTGAGCTTCTCAGTACCGGTCTGCTCGTTCAGGTCATCCCAGATAACAGCCTTCTGGCTTACTGAATCGACGATCTGCAGGTCGATAAGCTTGTCGCAGAAGTCCTCTATTTCAAAAGACAGGTCCACGCGGCGCGACTGGCAGCGTGCATTCATGTACTTCTGGTCTTCGGTACTGGATCGCTCAGCCTGCTGGTTACCAACCAAAATACGCGTAGGAATATCAACGCCTGCGGAAGCTGTTTGCAGGTTTACATCGTATGTCGGAGAAGGGTCAGAAACCGGAGAAACCAGCGATGTAACGTTGGCCCCTTGGGTAATGAGTAGCGTGTCATTCCCTCGGTTTAACTCTCTTGCCGCGTCGTTATAACGCTCCTGTAACTCGTCAACTGATACGCCATACATCGACGCCAGATCATCAAAGTTAACCTCTTTGTCAAAGTTGATGTTCTGCTGGCGAGCTGCGTTCTTCAGGAATGATTCGCCTGAACCACCCTCGACTTTCTCCAGACTCACAAAGGCGTTATATGCTGGCTCAAGGAAGCCAATAGCATCGTCCGAGTAATCACCAAGGATGAAAACGCGGTCGGGATGGATATTAACGCGGCGGCTTGAACCATTCGGCAACCGTTCGGCGTACTGCCACATCTTCGGCTGGCCGTACGTCTTCGAGTTCAGGCCAGTGTCCCACTCGCTCACCGTGAGCGATCCGGCCCACGCCACTGATATTTTCTGAAGACCTCGCCCTTTAGTTACCGGAAGGTTCCAGTCTTTTTCATCGCGGACGTGCAGAAGGATACCTGCATAACGACCGACAAGGCGACGGCGATCCGCCTCGGCAAATGAGCGCCAGAACCGGTTGTTGAATACCTGCTTGGAATTTTTCTCCCAGGTCGTTTCTTTGCGCTTTTTGTCTGCCTGATCACCCTCGATGATTTCCGGGTTAGTCTGCCAGCACTTGCCCACCAACTTCTCAACGGCACCGTGAGCGATGCCGCCGCGCCGATACAGGGCATAAAGGTTTTCGTAGGTTACCTGCTCAGGGAAGCCATACTCGCACCATGCGGAATGGCGCTTATTGTCCAGCCCCATTGTCGGTGCCATCAGCCCCATACGGGCGCGCGCCATCCGCGCATCGTTCAACGCATGGTTGACGGCGAGAGTTAATTTGTCAGTCATGGTTTGTCCGTTGGTGGAGTTGAGGCAATAAAAAAGGCCGCCGTAGCGACCTTTTAACTATCAATAACGCTTAAACTCGAACAAGGTTCTTTATGACAACACGTGCTGTATTTGCATCAGCATTCATACGCAAATCTTTCAGCAGCCAATCAGTGGCCTGTTGCAAAAGAATCCCTGCATCTATCGTATCAGTGTAGTTGATATCAAAGGTGTAATTGCCATTACCAAGCTCTGCACCATTTGAATCGTAGTAACAATAGTAAGACAAAAATGAAGCTTTCATGATATTCCCTTAATAGCATTTCGCATTCTTATCAATGCGCATTCACTCTAAGGTATTTTCGGAATATATCCTATTTACATTACATTAATCTCTTAGGAATCATCATCCCTGCCATCTGGCCCTTGCGCTTAATATGCCCGTCAAGGCTGTAGCGGATTCCGTCCCAGCAGTGCTCATAGCCATCGGCAAGCTTAGGCAACACCTCGCCGGTGATGCGATCCGTTTTGTATGACCACATACGGGCCTCGCGCGCCACGTTCTTGCAGCGCGGATGGATGATGATTTCGTCGAAACCGCGAAGGTGAGCGATACCATCCTCAACGCTCCCCTGCCATTTCTCGGCAGCCGAGATGTTGAATCCCTGCCGCTTGAGATAGCTAATCGTCTCGGGTCGAGCGGAGTCGGCCTTGATGGGCCATTCACGCGCGCCTGGAATCGTGTCGTACAGTTCTGGCATGTGGTCTAACTCTGTCTGCTGCCCGTATGCCTCGTACTCGATGTATAGCCGGTTGTGCAGGATGAACGAACGCACCAGCGTGTTAGGGTCCTTGGCGAAACCAAAATCAGCGCCGAAGAACAGGCGTTCAGCCTCTTTCCAGAGGTTATCCGAGAACTCAGCAATCCGGTATTTACCGGCCAGTACCTGCTTATCGGAGTTTTCGAGGTAAGCACCCTCCCACACCCATGCGTATGTTGCCGGGTCGAGGCGGCGCTGATCGTTCTGTCGCTCGCCTTCCAGCACGTCGGGGAACCACGGGTTATCCGTGTAGTTCATTTCAACGGTGATGCAGTCGTCACCAGCCTCTTTGCGGAATCGCTTGTCCGTGGCGCTACCGTCGCGCTCCGGGTTCCACGTCACCCAAATCTCTGAGCCTTCTTCACGAACTGTCGGGCTCAGCTTCTGCCAGGCTATTTCGCTGACTGATTCAGCCTCATCTACCCAGCAAAGCAGGATGCGCGCTTTCGACTTGATGCTGTCGAGGTTATGCCGGAGACCGCAGAACACGTAGTTAACGCTCTTGTCGATGGTGCGGATGTACTTCTCGCCGATATCAAAGTTGGCGGCCAGCCAGGGAACAGACAGGATCGCCTGTTTCACCTCCTGCATACTCGACTCTTCCAGCGAGTTCATGAACTCACGCGCGCAGAGCACCACGCCGCTTTCACCGTTCATCATCGACTGATACGCCTTTACTGCAGTCATCAGTGCGAATGTGCGCGTCTTGGCGCTGCCACGTCCACCGTGCGAGCACCGGTAACGCTTATTCACGGCGGTGAATAGTGGTGCAAGCTTCGCGGGGATCGGCAGTTGAACGGCTTCACTCATGCTTTAGGCTCAACAGGTAGTAACTGGATGATTGTCGGCTGCGGAGTCATGCTGCCATCAGGGCTTGTATGCTCGACTTTCTGGCGATTTGTGTAGGCATCGCCCATTTCTTTGGCGGCCTGCTCGATAAGCTGCGAGGTCATGCCGTAGTTCTTCATCTTTTCAGCATTGGTCGCCATTCGGTCGAGAACGCGCAACCGGTACGCTTTATTTGCGATCGGGATGTCGGCGATCTCATTCTGGAATCGTTTACGGGTGGCGTTGAAAAGGTCAATCCACTTCTGGCTCAACTTGGCCGCCATTGCGTTGCCTGGCGTATATTGCGACACCTGCTGCCGTGAGACATCAATGCCATATTCAGCCTTTACAAGCTCAATGACTTTTACCGGGGTCTCGTAGCAGGCCAGTGACTGAACGATGAAGGCTTTAACCTCTGTCGATAATGCTGCCACAGGCTACCTCCATGACAATCTGAATAAAGCGTTACGCCAGCTTCAACATGCACGTCCCGCATGACCTGGCTATATCGATGTGAGCCACTTCAGCAGGCGCATTGGCCGCATCAACGAGCTCCTGTACTTCTTTGCTGGCACCGTATCGCCGTACGACACCAGTGAATTCCTCGACGTCGTGGCCGCGCAGTGTAAGCACTGGCTGCCCGGTCTCTTTGTTGAACTTAGGCGCTCCGAAATCATCGGTGGCCTGTGCGATGTGGTAAAGCTCATGCTCTACCAGTGCGCAGAACTCAAGGTCACTGCATTGTGAGCAGTAATCGGCTGCCAGCGTGATGATGAACTTCGGTATGCGCCCGAACCATTCATGCATCTGCTGTTCCATTCTGGCTTTCTGCCAACCACCTGCTCGGAGCATTACCTGTTCAGCCTGGCCGAGAACTAAACGCCCCTTCTTCGCGAACGAGTCCGACGCCCACATGAAGCAGAGGTCAGCCTCAAGCAGGTGTTCGTGGTCAGGGTTATGGATGTTTCCTGAATCGCTGATGATTTGGCGGTTTATCCACTCATGCACTTCATTGGCGGGGATCAGCCTGGTGTATGGCTGCCAGTTGTCGGAGGCGATGAAGTTAACTGGCGGATATGGCCTGCGCTCGTCATCGTTAGCCATGGGTTACTCCGGCATTTCTTTCTGTTGTTCGATCGCTGCGAGAGATAAGGCTGTCATCGCATACTCTTTCTCGCTGGCGTTGCTGCACAGTTTTAAAATCTGCCCCTTCAGGTCGAAGATTTCGTTTCGGATCTCCTCACCCAGCGTTGAAACAGCACCTAAGATAACCAGCCTTTGAACTTCAAGCTCTTTGCTAATCGCCATGACTTACTCCGTTGCTTGTTCTGCTGGCTGTTCGGTTTGCTCTGCCGGTACCGGCGTGAACTCCACGCGCTTCACATCGGCAGGAGCGAAATACAGCCATTGGCCCGTTTCCGTCGCCAGCGGCACAAAGCCGTTAACCAGCTCAGGCTGACGTCGTGACATCTTTCCCGTGAAGGTTTCGCCTGTTTGGGTTGTTAAAGTGATTTGGTAGATGTCAGACATTGAGAGCCTCTTTATCCCCTACAAGGGATATTCAGGTGCTTATCCCTTAGAGGGGATAACCAATGTTATTGCCATTAAAAAACCGCCTTCAGGCGGTTAGATATAGCGATTTAAAATCTTGGTGCTAAGCCATACTTCGGCGTCTTTATGTTAGCAGCCCAGACTTTGATATCATTCTGAAGCAACAAAGTGAAATCTGACTTGAGGTGGTTAACCATCTCATTGACCTTTTCGGCATCATTAACTGCAAAGTGCTCAATCCTGTTTGCCCCGACCGATACACACCTGTAAGTTGCAGGAACATCCTTCCCGTTCACATTAAGCAACTCCTTCTTATCTCCACAACTGCCATCGGACATATAGGACACCAGCATATTTGCTGCTCCCCTCCCGGGTTGAGAGATGCTTATCATGACAGGCAATCCCTCTGAGGTCTGCGTAATGTCGTAAAGCACTGCATCTTTCTGATACCAGGTATTGTATTCCCTTTCCTGAAAGGCTGAGTATGAGGGTGACGATATCGCCACCAGAAAAGCGATTGTAATAGATTGAATTTTCATCGGTTGTTATCGTTGTGTTTAGTTGAATTTATTATTCATATTGTGCTAAAAACAACAACAACCTAAGATTAATCCTACTATTTTTAGCGGTGCTAAAGTATCTTTTACCCAAAGTGAAGTACTCATTTATCTCAAACCATTACAGCATTATAAATGCCGATAATTTGCATTAAGTACAAATTTACCCCATGGAAAAGAAAAGAATCTGCAATAACTTCTCAATAAATTATCAGTACTCAAGAAAATCGCCCTTATTCTTAGTGAGCGTTTTTGAATGGACAACTGGTCTTTACGTTTCTTCCTTGATGTCTAATGACAAAGAATCGCTTATTAAGCAATTAGTGGAGTACGCCCAACTCAACGGGCAGGAAGAAATCCAATTGCGTAAGATAATCATCTGATTGATTAAACTGCTTATGTTTATAACCATTATCAAGCCCACCAGAAGATGAGCTTTGGAATGGTCACTTTGGCAGTCCGGGGATCGATATTTGCGCCTGCTGCTCAAGCCTTTCGATTCTTGCTATGAGTTGTGGCTTCTTGATTCTGCCCCAGCGGTTCAGCAAGCGGCCTGACATACTTGCAACATCCTTTTCCTTCATGAACTCCAGCATTAATTCGTTGTGCTCTCTTTGGTATGAGTGAGCCAACTCCATCAGTCTGTCACGCATCCAATTAAACGCTTTGATAAACGCCTCTTTGATGGCGGCAGCTTTTTTGCCGGTAAACGACATGATGATGTACATCGCGCCGTCTTTGGAGATTTCATATTCAACATACTGATTACCCTTGTGTTCATAGGTAACCCGCGAAAAGTTGCTGGTTAGAAATTCATTCGAACAGTCTAGCTTTTCAATTTTCTGAATGATGTGGTGGTGCTGCTTGTCGAAGTAAGCCGCCACCTTGCGGGAGGTTGTGATCACGCGATCACCAGAAACAGCCACCATGTCCCGGAAATCGAGATTAGCCAATTGATGATTCATAGCGTCTTTACCTTTTAGAAAGTGAGCCTGTCTCACAGAAAAGCCGCCCGAGAGAGGTCGCCACCTATAACGGCATTTCTCAGGCTCGCTTACTGAAAGGCTCTCGTTGATGTGCGCGTGAGATGCGCATAAAAAAGCCCCGCGGATGCGAGGCTGTTATTTGAGGCACTGCTCTTTGATGTAGTCCTGCAGATAGCCGACCTGCTTCGTCACTGTGACGATTCGCTCTCTGATGGTGAAATAATCCCGTTCAGCGGAGTCAGTAAGTCGGGGGCCGGAAGCATCGCCCATGCCGCCGGTGCCGGTCGCTCCGCTCGCGGAACAGTTTGCGTTGAGCTGCAGCCGCTTACGGCCAGCAATGACATCGCTATGCAGACGCTCAATGGTTTCTTTCGCATCAGCCAGTTCTCCGGTGTATTTGGCATCCAGTGCAGCGACATCGCGCTGGCGTGTCTGCATGTCTTTAATGGTGGCGTTCGCCAGGCTGAGTTTCTCATTGGCTTTATCGCGCTGGTCTTTGTAGGTAATGGCGTTGTCGCGATAGTGATTAACAGCCCATCCAAGCGATACGATGATGCAGGCGATTACGGCAATAATGATTGCGGTTAGTCTGCTCATTTCTGACCCCAGGTACATACCTGATATTCAACGTCACGCCTGTTAACCAGTCCTTTCCACTTCTGTCCGCCTGCATATACCCAGCGCTTAAGCTCTGAGCAAGCTCCGGAATAGTCTTTAGCATTCAGCTTTTTCAGGAGAGTGGAATTGATTGTGGCAGTTGCGCCGACGTTGTAAGCGAAAGAGTAAATTGCTGCGCGTTGAGTTTCAGTGGTTGGCACTTTGATGTACGGGTCAACCTGTGAAGCTATACGCTGAAGGTCTTTTCTTGTTAGTGCGTCGCACTCTTTATCTGTGTATCGCTTATTTATGATGATGTCTGAACCGGTGTGACCGTCACAGACTGTCAGAACTCCGACAACATCGCGATATGCTTCATACTTTCGACCTTCGAGACCATCCTTACCGGAGAGCATTGTTGTCGCTATTGCGATAGCGCCGCCGCCCAACGTGGCAATAATGCTATTTCTGAGTGCCGGAGACATTGCCATTCAATCTGTCCTCGCGCTCTTTGCGCTTGTAGTACCAGTTGATGCCGAATGTGCCGACGGTACAAAGAATACCCACGATAAGAGCCCAGTCGTTAAGCGAGAGAACTCCGCCCATTGCAGTAAGCCCTCCGAACCAGTAACTGAACCATTCTCTGATTTTATCCATACGGTACATGCTCTACCCCCAAGTGGACTACATGGGGATCTGTTCAAATTAGGAATAGGGATGATGGTGATATGAACAAATCCAGGATACATTTTCGGTAACGTGGTTTGTTCGTGACTAAAGGCATGGGCAAATCAGGCAAGAGGCTGTTAGCGCAGTCTCTTGCCACCCATCTTCACGAAGCCCGCCATTGAGCGGGTTTTCTTTTTTGGCAGCACTCTAATCCGTAGCCACAGAGCGATACGGTGAGGTGTGTGAGGTCTGGTTGTTGGATATAGAGTGCTTTCAGAAAGGTCGTGCAATTAAGGCCGGTTACGTTTATCCGGCGTCTTTCGACCGATTGCCTGAGGTAGCAGGTTAGGGTTGTGGCGGCCTTCCTGCTAGGCGTCGTTTGAGCTTTCACAGCTTCACTGATTTTTGCTCTCATCGGAGTCTGACGACTTCAACCACAACGGAAAGAGCACTGCATGGTTTTACCATTACATCCGAAGATTTATCTGGTGTAGTCAATGCTCTTACCTGTTGTGCAAACGCAAAAAGCCCCAAGGCGTGAACCTCAGGGCTTGTTTGTTTGGCTGCTCTGTTCGCTTTTGCTCCGAGCATACACAAAATGTACTACTTCCATTTCGCGACTGCAAGTTATTTAGGACAATTTACCTAAATATTATGCTGCTCGTGGAAATTCCTTCTCAATTTCGCGCCTCATCGCATAAAAGATTTCTGAATCGAGAACATTCTCGCACCAGACAACCCTGCGCCTGCATGACTGGATATCCATTCCGGTGGCTGCATTCATCAGCCTGGCGATATCTTGCGTGCAATTGCGATTGCAATATCGCTTAATAGCTACATCGCGGACGGGGCTTTCACGGTGAAACGTCTTGACCATCACGCGTTCAACGAAAGCAGCATCATCGGATTCTTTGGCGAGAGCGATGATGTTGCTGAACGATGATTGAGGGATGACCAGTTCGCGAGCTTTCTTGTATAGCGCGTCCCCACGCAATCCATCTTCTTCGTACAGGCGCATTACGACAGACTCAATCTGTTTAGCCTTGTCATCACTCCACTGGCTACGAATCATCAGGCGTCCGATAACGTTGATTGCACCACCAGGTGAATCATCACCGGCATTAACCTTTCCCCATACCTGCAGCATGTAGTGAACCCATGCTTTCTGGCGCGAGTTGATGGTTTTCTTTGGGTGCTTCCATACGCGGCGGAAATGAGCATCGTCGATGAAGTTGACCATGCCGAATATCGGTGTGTGTCTCATTCTTCAATTCCCCATTCTTTCCACGCAGCTTTAGTTCTGGCTTTAATTCGAAGGCATGCTCTGTGCGCTCTCATGGCTTTTCTTGCTGAGTAATTTGCATAGAGCCACAAAATTCTGAACGCAGCGCATACCCATACGAACCCGAAAAGCATTGAGCAAACTAGTCCGATAAATGCCAGGAGATAAATCGTCATATCTGAAGGGCTCATCTACGCTGCCTCCGGGTCATGGTCTGGCTTATTCGTTCCAAGCCGATTACGCACTTCCCGCAACTGCTCGCGCACATAATCAAGACTGCGCTCAAGTTCATGCTCTTTGCCAATCAGCACCTGCTCGTTATGCATATCTCGCTGACGCTGCCATTTGACTTGCTGGATGTTAGTTACGCTGCACATGTTTTACCTCGACCGCCTTGATGAACCATGAGAACGCCGTTAACGATGGCGTGGAATTGAGCTTTGGTGTCTCGTGAATACCTGAGGATGGTGTTTCTGCTGCAGGCTAATTTCCTGGCTGCTTCTGACTGATTCCCACGGACTTCAATGAGAATGTCAGGGATGGTTTTGATAGAGGGTGTCATGCCGCCTCACTTCTGCTTTCACGCAGGTCTTTAAGCTTCTGCTGATACTCGCCGTATTTCGGCTGGTAGCCATTTGCCTTCTTTCCTCGATGTGTAAGCTTTTCACCGAATAGCGCCTGTTCTACGCTCATGCCTTTCCTGAGCCTAAACAGAATCGTATTTCCGGCGATGCTTACTCTTGGGTCGCGCGACCATTCTGCTGGGGTTTTCGTTTCCCCATTGAACGTGATGGCGTGGCTTCTTTTTCTGGTGTGGGATGGGATGTGAATACGTGATCGCATCACATTGCAGGCATTGCACAAAACTCTGAGATTATCCGGTTCGTTGTTGTTGACTCGATCATCCTTGTGGTCAATATGCGCATTCTGCCAGGTAACAGCTTTTCCGCATAATTCGCATGGTGGTAACTGTTCCCCATACTTTGCAAACACAACCTTTCTGTGCTCGTACACAAATCCATTTTTCATTGCCAGTGGATGAGATGGCTCTTTAATCATCACGTATCCCTTGGCGTTAGTAGAGGATCCCTTTCCTTTTCCATGCTTTGTGAGCTCATATGTCCCATATCGCATCATCCTGAAATAATGCTTTTGGCATACCTGCTGCTGGATTGGCCCCTATATTTCCATACACTTTTTATCACTTAACCCATGACTGGTTCGTCGCCGCAGATATTCCCGTGGCGAACGATACCCCAGTGCACTATGCGGATGCCATTCGTTGTAATGTTCGAAGGCCTCCGCAAGGTTCTTTACCGCTGTTAACCCGTCGGGTTTCGGCATGATGCTGATGTAATCGCGCTTCATCGTTTTCACGAAGCTCTCTGCCATCCCGTTGCTTTCCGGGCTACGTACCGCCGTATGTTTAGGCTCCAGTCCTACCATTCTGGCGAACTGACGCGTCTGATAAGAACGGTAGGCTGAACCGTTGTCTGTCAGCCACTCAACTGGGGATGTCGGCAGGCTGTTACCGAAGCGACGCTCCACGGCACCCAGCATGACGTCCTGCACGGTTTCACTGTCATATCCACCGTTACTGGCCGCCCAGTAAAGTGCCTCGCGATCGCAACAGTCCAGAGCGAACGTGACCCGCAGTTTTTCACCGTTATCACAGCTGAACTCGAAGCCGTCAGAGCACCACCGCTGGTTACTTTCTCCAACGGCCACTTTCCCTGTATGCGCCCGCTTCGATGGCGGTATTTCCGGTTTACGCTCAAGCAGCAGCGCATTCTGACGCATGATGCGGTATACGCGTTTGGCATTGATCACCGCCATGTCGTCAGTTTCTGATTGTCTGCGCAGCAGTGCCCATACCCGACGATAACCATAGGTGGGCAGATCGCCGATAACGGTATGGATACGGGCCAGCGCGTCAGTATCATCAGGCTTGCGCTTGCACCGACGATCCTGCCAGTCCTTCGACCGACGGGCCATGGCATGCAGTTGCGCACGTGAGACCCGGAGGCAACGACTGACAAGGCTTATTCGCCATCCTCCGGCAACAAGGGCACGTGCGCTATCCACTTTTTTTGTCGGCCATATTCAACGGCTTCTTTTAGCAGCTCGTTTTCCATGGTTTTCTTGCCCAACAGGCGCTGCAGCTCTTTAATTTGCTTCATCGCAGATGCCAGCTCCGACGCGGGCACAACCTGTTCTCCTGCGGCAACGGCTGTAAGGCTGCCTTCCTGATACTGCTTACGCCACAGGAACAGCTGACTGGCAGCAACGCCATGCTGACGGGCGACCAGCGACACGGTCATTCCGGGCTCAAAACTCTGCTGAACAATGGCGATTTTTTCCTGAACACTTCGCCGTCTGCGCTTCTCTGGACCTAAAACATCAATCATTCGGACTCCAACGACTAGTCTAAAAACTAGTATTAAGACTATCACTAACTTAAGTGATACCAACTGTCTGGAGATTCAGGGGGCCAGTCTAGCTGCTCCATGTATCTACATTCCCGATCGCAACCTTCAACCTTGCACTTCATGCGGCCTCCAGTAGTTCTGTAATCATTGGCAAACTCCCGCACGTTTCAGTAACTACCAGCACTAGCATTCCGCCTTTAATCGCCTGACAGCGCTTAATACGCATATCGTCTATCTGACCGTCATCCAGCCAGAAGCCCGCACTGGTGAGTGCGTCAAAAACGGCTTTGGGCAGATTGTCCAAATCTCGTTTGCGGTTATCGGGAGGTGCTGCGTGGATGGTGATTCTGATGCGGGGTGTGATTTTGATGTCTAACTGTTGTTGCTGGATTATTTCGATTACTTCTTTTCGGTATCTCTTTCCCCAATCGCTGATGTAGTGGATGCCTCGTGAGTGTCGCCAGTACCGGTTATTGGATGGCGGCCAGGGTAGCTTTAGTAGATATTGCGTCATGTCTTAATCTTCCCCTCCTTGCGAAGAATATCCTGAGTGCGCATAACACCTTCCAGGTGGTAAATCTTTGCGAATTCGTGGTCGATGATATGCGTTCTGCGATCTATCTCGTCGTGGCAGCTACTGCACGCCCATGCTGCGAGAAGGTCGTCAGGCTTCATGCCAGTGCCGCATAATCCTGCCATTCGATAATGCGCTAACACGGTAGTTTCAGGGTTGTGGTTGCAGACACCGTAGATACGCACCTGGCACTCTCTGCCGCGTGCTTCTTTGCGTAGATTAGCCATTTTCGTCCTCCATATCTTTCCCGGTTACATGGAAAACCAGGTTGTTCATGCACATTTTCAGGTCGCATTCATTGCAGACATGCGTCTCGTCTTTTTTTAGAGCTTTATTGCAACGCGCACAGCACAGCGTTCGACGTATGCTCTGCTGCTCGTAGGATTGGGCTTCTGAAGTTGTAAGCATTAATGCAACCTCGCTGCTGTGGTTTCTTTCGGCACGTCATCAGGCGGCTGGATAATAATGATTAGGTTCATGTCTTCGAACTGATACATGTATGCGTCGCCACCTTCAGCTTCCAGCGCACCTTCAACGTGACTGGCTACTGCACTCATGAGCATTCTTGTGGCATCCACTCCATCACTTTCCATGTCGTCGAACAGGTCTTCGAGTCTTTCCTGATAGTCATCGTCTAAGCTGCTCATAGCTACCCCATAAATTGACTAATGAATTTCAACCATCCGTAGGCCCCGGCAATGCCAAATGTCAGACCCATTCCCACGAGCGTGGAAAATAGGATTGTCATCAGTGCCATTTCCCAGAAATTCTTCATTGCCATATCCTCGATTGATACTGACTCCTACCCTTAGGCTCGCTGGCGTATTCTGGAAGCAAGGCAGAAACCACCCATAACCGAGGGTCTGCGCTTAGCGTTCGTTGAGTTTTTACGTTGCGGGATTGGTAGGCGGTGATTAACTGAGTTGCTTCTTCGTTGGTGAGGTCGTGATGATGAAACCATGTCATCTTCATATCATGCCGCATCTCCGAATCTGGCTTTCCACTCCAGCGCTAATCTGGCTTCGTCAGACCACTTAACATTCTTCTCTGAACCGAATGCCTGGATAAGCTCCAGAAGCTCTGCAAACTCACTGACGCGCATCTTGCTGGTTGACTGGCCTATCACAACGAATCCGTTTCCGGCAAGGTTAGGCACGACGTCCTGCTGTTTTAACGCTGCGGTGAAGATGCACTTCCAGCTTTCAGCATCAAGCCATCGACCGTGCCATTCGACCTGACGCGAGACATCACCAAGGCAAGCCCAGAGCTTTCGATTTTGATCGATGCTTCGGTTACGTTCTTGGATGGTCACTACGATTGGCTTGGTTGGGTCGGGAAAGATTTGCTGTATGGCTTGAATGGCGTTCTGCTGATGAATGGGGCTTCTTAGTTCAAACGTTAGTTTCCTCATGGCGAATCCTCATGATGCCAATTTTCATTGTTACCCACATGATTGTCAGGACTAGCAATGTTGAAGTGCATTTCTTATCCGGAAGAACGTCAGGTACATATCCAAAGTGGATAAAATTAACCACTTTGCTGTCATTCTTTCTGGTCGTATGCCAAAGCTCTGTAGACACGCCAAACCCAAGTGTGAGTCGACCGATAATCCAGTATTTATCAAGTGTCATACTCACTCCTTCACATTGGTTCCTGATGAGCGGATTTCCCCGCTCTTTACACCGGAAAACCCTTTAAGCCATAACTTTCTGTTTAAAGGATTTTCAGGCCGATAAGGATTGTCAGTTATCTCCAGGCCAATCACGGCCGCATAGATACCTTCTTCATAGGCATTGTCCACACTGCGAGTATTACCATCTGAATCTATTCTGCTTGCCGCTTGAATTGCTTCGCTCATACTCACTCCTTCACTTTGATTCCAGCGGCGCGGATGGCTTGCTCAACCATTTCAAGGCTATCACTGGCACACCCACTACATACCTTTTGGTGAAGCTCGTTTTCGGTTGGAAGCTTTATCTCGATAGCTGCGCGAGATGCCTGCCATGCCATGAATAGCATTTTGTCGAAGACCTCAACCATGCCATGCGGCATTCCTTCCACCATTTCTGGAAACCATCTTTCGAAAGACTTTCTTGATTCGTCCATATTTCTCTCCATCACTCGTCAATGAAAATCAGGCCTTTCGGGCAGGAGTCCCAGAAGTTACCTTTGCGGTCTGTCATCGTGTACCAGAGACCGGGATTCATTCGCCCTGTCACTCTTTTCTGCTTCACGAAATATGCATCACGGCGCGGATTGTCTTCACCGGCGACAAGGTTTCGCATTCTGTCGCCAAACTGAGGCTTGCGACCTGCGTTGATAGCTGCTGCTTTCTCGTGAATTTCTAAAATGTGTGGATATTCCATCATTCCTCTCCATCAGCGTGCTGGGGTGTTAGTAAATGTCTTCACTGAAAAGCTCATCATCCGGCCACGTTTTGATGCGTGCGATATTTAGCTGCCCAGCAGACTTGGCTACTTCTAATGCCTCTTTTCTGTCCATGAATACACCGAACTGGTCGATGAAGCCTTGCACTTCGGACTGTCTGACAAGGTGTTCGCGATGGGGCTCCATGTTCTTCCGCATCACTGGGCAGAAATGCCTAACTCCTACAAATACCATCGCGTTACCGCCAAGCTTGGATTCGTATTTATTAGCTGCGCATACCACTCGCCTTTGAGTCATGATGCCCTCACCTCTCTTAATGCCTTGTTGATATCCTTTGGCTGGTAGTTGTTGCCGACCAATCTGAAGCGGTCATATTCGATAATCATTGTTGGATATGGCCATTTTTTCGGTGTTAATGGCCTGGCTGTCGCGTAATCAGGACCAGGCTTACACACTACATAATGGTCACCGTACTTAATCGATTGCACTAGCTGACCCGGCTTAAACACTTCGCACCTCTCTCAATCTCTGGTTGATAAATGCAGTCAGTGGGTTGGCGCAACCGAACTTATGCGGCGCGTTCTTGCGGTACATCCAGACCTTTTCACGACCTAACCACTCGCGATAAACCTCTCCGCGCTTGTTAAGCGATGCCAGTATTTGCGTCGTCATTGACAGGCATACGCCGGTAGCTGCTGAGATATCCCCTGAGGTTCCTTCGTGACCATCATCCAGATAGTCAAGAATCGCCTGGCGACGGTTACTGTGCAGGCTCGTTAGCCGGTATCGCTTGATGTCGTTAATTTGACTGTCGATTTCTATATGGCCGGATTCGAGTAGCTCTTTGAGGATTTGGTTAACGCGGGATTTTGGTGCTCTGGTTAGTGCGTGAAACTCAGATGATGACGTAGGCTTGCTGGTTTCGAGATGAGCAAGCATCTTGTCTCGTGCGTTCATGATTTGCTCCTGTAGCTATCCCATGTAAATGCCAGCGTGCATCCTCCGCCATCATTCATGCGGTCAATGACGCGCTCACCGATGAATGCAGCCAGCTCCTCTTTGCTCTGGTTACTAATCAGGATTGTGGGCTTCATGCGTTCATATCGGGTGTTGATGATTTCAAACATGATGAGCTTCTCGGCGTCGCTTCCGAACTGCACGCCGACCTCGTCGATAATCAGCAGGTCTGGCTTGGTGAAATAGCGGATCACCTCATCCTCGGTGCGGGATGATGTTTTAGACCAGGTTGATTTGTACTCTCGTGCGATTTTCAGCGCGGTTGTGAACACGGCAGAGCTTTGGTGCTCAGTGATGGCATGTCGTGCGATAGCAAGCGCGAGGTGATTCTTACCGGTGCCAGGCTTACCACACATAACCAGTCCACCACCCTTCTGCAGGCGCTCAGGCCATTTGCTGGCGTATGCCTGGCAAACTCTTAGTGCTTTCTTGGCATCATCGTTAACCGGCTCGTAGTTCTGCAGGGTGCAGTTTGCGAAGCGATCCGGTATTGCCAGGTTGCTCAGCAGGATTTCGATATTTCGCTTACGTGATGCATCGTCGATTTTAATCTTCTCAGCCTGCAGACCTATAAGCTCATCCCTCAGGCACTCCGGGCAGTCTGACGGTCGTGAAGGCAGTTTTATCGGCCCCGTTGAATGCCGGGTGCGCTGGGAATACTCGCCATGTTTTTCACAGGTTCCAGTGCCAATTTCCACTTCGGTGTGTTCGATAGCGATCGGCGGAGCGCTAAGCTCTGCAAGTTTCTTCTCCAGTTGAGCGATTTTTTCGTCCAGTGTCATGTTCACTCCTGAGCCCATGATGGGATATCAGTTTGTCCATAGTCTTTTGTGGCGAAGCTTTCTGGCATAGCCCGCTGTTGCGATCTGAACTTAGCCTGCCCTTTTGGCTGTTTAGGCTCAAAGATTCCTTGCCAACTGCTGGCTATGCTCTGGTTAATAATTTCTTCAGGTGTATACCCCTTCTCTCGGCTTCTGCTGAGAACGTTGATAGCCAGGGTTACGCTTTGCATGGACTTAATCGACTTGCCTATCTCTTTGCGGTAAGCAACCCAGGATGACCATGTTTCTGCTGATAGCCATTCAGGCAATTCGACGTTTAACGGGTCGAACTTTGAAGAAACTTTTTTGGGGGATATAGGGGGTTTATTAATATTGTCTTTAGTTGTCTTTAAAGAATGTCTTTTGTGTGTCTCTAACTTCGAGACTAGACTTGTCTCTAGCTTAGAGACATTCTGTGTCTCTAGTTTCGAGACTAAATTGCTAACTTGGAGACACTTGCTGAATTGCCACGCAGATACCTCCTTGTTTACGCCGATTTGATAGCCATCCATAAACAGGCAATTCATCGAAATCAGCTCTTTTTTAGCCTTGTTAACGTTCTGCCTGGACAGCCCGGTTAACTGAGCAATTTGCTCGTCAGCTATGCGATCTGTTTTCTTGTTGAAGCCGTATGTTTTACGAATGTACGCCAGCATGACTTTCAGCTGGCGAGCGGTTAAATCAGCACTTGCGATAGCTTCCAGCAGCTCGTTAGCGAATCGGGTGTAACCGTCATCGATATCAGCCACTCTTCGCTCCTGTTCGACAAATTCAGGCCTGCCGAAGTTGAGAATTTTTGCGGTATTTGTCATAATTACTCCTGTTACTTGGCGTAACACAGTGTGCTTAAGCGTCCAGACTGCTACCAACAGCTGGACGTTTTTCTTTTGTGAGATAACTAGCCAGCCGCTTTGTCAGCTCAGCCATTTCCTCGTCTTCGATTCCGTATTCCAGAACCGCCAGCATCATGCTCATGGTCTTAAAGAAGCTGTTCTTCTCCCTTCCCTTTGCCACCTTCATGCGGCAAATCTGCGCTTCATCTACGCCGATAAGCTTTGAGAGCTTTGACTGACCAAACGCAGCGATCTTGTTAAGCAATGTTGATTCGATTTGCATTGCTTTCTTGCGATACATTGATTCTTCCATTTGTAATACTTCCTTTAGTTAATAAGTGTTTACGCATCGGTTGATGCGTTGGTTGTAGGGACGAAACATCCCCGGCCAGAAGTGTTAAAGAGCGGTACTGCTTAAGCTGCGTTCAGTTCAGGTGGAAACACATCATCCAACTGAACCTTTGCGCCAAAACTGTTGAGGGCATCAACGAGCTGGCGGCACATTTTCAAATCTGGATGTCGTCGACCCGATTCGTAGTGCCCAATTGCTCCCTGTGTGCACCCAACCTTTTCAGCCAGAATGGCTTGAGAAACCTTCATGGTTTCCCGGATTTTCCGAAGATTACTCATCGGTTCATCTCCTCAGGATGGTACGTAAAACAATAATACAAACTGTACTGAGATAATGCAAGGAGATTAATACATTTTGTGCATTGTGACAGTTAATACAACCCGTAATAATCGTGGTATGAAAACACCGTGGAATGAACTGGCTAAGGCCAGGATGAAACAGATTGGGATTACCCAGGATAAACTTGCCGAAGCTCTCGGAAAGACTCAGGGGGCGATTGGTCATTGGCTTAATGGTCGTCGCGAACCTAGCATTGAGGATATCGCCTCAATCATGAAGCAGATCGGCCTGAAGGAGTTGGTGCTGAGTTCTGATGGGATGGTTGACTATCCAGATTCTGATATGGGTAATGTCACTAATCCACGTCCTAACACTGAGGTAAGGAGATTCCCCCTGATTAGCTGGGTTAGCGCAGGAAACTGGTGCGAGGCTGTTGAGCCTTATCAACTTCAAGAGATTGAGGTATGGCCTGAAACAACAGCACATGCGAGCGAGCGCTCGTTCTGGTTGACGGTAAGGGGTGATTCTATGACTTCGCCCACCGGCCTAAGCATACCGGAAGGAATGCAGATACTGGTTGATCCAGCTATCGAGGCAACGAACGGACGACTTGTAGTTGCAAAGCTGGATTCAGAGAACGAGGCAACCTTCAAGAAATACGTAGTAGACGCCGGGCAGAAATACCTAAAACCTCTTAACCCCAGCTACCATATGTTCCCTATTGATGGTAACTGCCGCATCATTGGCGTTGTGATAGAAGCCAAATGGCAAGGCCTGTAATTTAGATTCATCCCTTCAACCCGCTTCGGCGGGTTTTTTAATACCCAAAATTTATTTTCCCTTCTCATTCATACACTTCGTACATTCTCGTAAATTTTAAGTACATATTGTATTGACGACACTCAGTACATTTTGTATTGTTAAGCCATCAGCAGGACGCTGGTAGCCAAACGGAACTGATTGGCAGCTCTTTAACAAGATGACATGGGGATGATTCGTCCCCGCCAAAGGATGTTGCTTTGGGATGTGGTGAAGCTTAACGGCGAGCTAGGGAATAGGTTCACGGTGAAAAGCTAGCTAAGTATCCGTGAGTCGCGCGTAACCCAATCGGCAGCGCACCGATGGAAGCTGGTTCGACTCCAGCCACCACATCACCAAAGCAACCACTGGAGGTATCCAATGAAAGCCAGAGAGATTCGTAAACTCGAACGTGCTCGTCAGCACAAAGAGATGAAAGCCTACTGTAAAAAGATTGACCGTGCATTTTCACGGCTGTCGGAAGGCTGTAGTGAGCGCGTAACCAAAGCCATTTCGCTTGCCAGAACGCGTCAGAAGGAAGTTGAGGGTGGCTCGGTATGTCTGCCAGATGTGGCTATTTTCGCAGCTGGTCATCGTAAATCTAATAACGTAACCGCGAGGTGATCATGAACATTCAGGTGCGTGTTATTGACAACCCTTGCAACATCGGAAATGGATTTTGGCATATAGGTAAAGTGTTCGATGTTATTGGTGAAACTAATTGCTTTTACATCATTGAAGGTGATCGACGGGTTAATAAGAGGTACCTCTCAATAGCCGGCACAGCATGTGGAAAACACAGTGTGAAAGTAGAAATTATCACAGAGGCCGCATAGTCGGCCTTCTTTTGGCAGCAAGCCACAGAGGTGAATATGAAAGAGTACTTGAGCGAGTGCTTCTTGGCTGATTACTCATCTGGTCAATTAATATGGAAAACCCGGCCACTTCATCACTTTCAAGATGTGAGAGCTCAAAAGATATTGAATGCCAGGCACGCTGGGAGAATAGCAGGCACCCCTGGCAAGGATAGATACGTTAGAGTTCTGCTAGGCAGGAAGTCATATTTGATACATCGAATTATTTGGACGCTTGCGCATGGAAATATTCCTAATGATATGCACATTGACCACATCAATCACGACAGGGCTGATAACTCTTTAGGTAATCTCAGGATTGTTTCCAGGAAGGAAAACCTCAAAAACAAATCAAGAAGCTCACGAAACACAACAGGGTATTCAGGGATAACATTTAGGCCTGATGATGGGAAGTACATGGTGAGATTATCAGTTAACGGAAAGCGTTACAGCGCAGGATGCTTTTCTTCTCTAGAAGATGCTGTTTCTGTCAGGAATATGGAATTAAGCAAAAACAATTATCACCCCAATCACGGGAGAAATAAAAATGAAATTTAAGGGTACGCGGGGTCCATGGCACGTCATGCGCGGCGATGTATTAGATAAGAATGGACGAATGGTTGCCTGTATTGAAGGATTCTGCCCTGGCGAGATCGAAATATATGACGCCAGGCTGATAGCAGCAGCTCCTGATTTGCTCGAAGCTCTGCAAAAAATGTTCCGTGCTGGTCAGAAGCAAAATTGGAATGAGCACTACGAATCAGAAATGAACGCGGCTCGAGCAGCCATCAGCAAGGCTCTGGGGGAGGAGTGATGAGTAATAAAAACGATGGTGGCTACGCATTTCCTATGGAAGCCACAGATGCCACAGCCTGGAGAGACTGCAATCAGGGAATGACATTGCGTGATTACTTCGCAGCAAAAGCTCTTCCAGATTTGATTGCCGGTTACAGCAAGAATCAGGGGTCTGGACCTTATCTAGATGCGTCACCAGATGAAATTGCGTATTGGGCCTACCGTTACGCTGATGCAATGCTCAAAGCGCGTTGAATAGCAGCTTATAGCTAATTCTCTGAGTTAGCTATTGGGTGTAATACCGCACCGTACTATCGGAGACGATTCGATAGTGTCTGATAGATGGAAATCCCTTGTTATGTCTTTGCCGCCAGCAGTCAGGGCGGCATTCTTTTTGCCTGGAGGAAAGTATGGAAGAACTATAAATGAGAATTTTAGAGTTAGCCAAAAGGCCTTGTGGCGTAAGCGTTAGTCAGCTTTTAGAGGCTGATCTGCCGGTTAAATTAGCTAACGAATTGTTCTGTAAGCTTAAGCTTTCAATTGATTTGCCAATTACTAAAAATCCCGTTTTCAGGATTATCAGAACGCATAAGTATGCCGCCTGAGTGCGGCTTTTTCATATCCGCATCTGAGTGAGCATTTATTCAAGTGCTCAGCCTCATGCAATCACACACAACATAAGGAACCAGCCCATGATGCACTACAGCTTCGCGGGTAGCGGCGTCATGTCCGCTTATTTCCCCGCTGAATCCGAATTATCCAAACGTGTTCGCCGCCTTATTCGTGCTGCCCGTAAGCACCTGGAGGGTTTATGTCACCAGTTATAAATCACAGCCTGCTCAAAGCAGCGCAGAGCAAAGCGGTTATTGCTCGCTATCTCGGAGATGGCCGCATGTGGCAAGAGGCTCATGAAGCCATGAAGACCGCAATCAATATGCCGTGGTATCGCAAATCATGAGCACATTAGCCTTCCGGGATATGACCGACGAGCAGTTCGCAAATCTGTTTAAAGACATTGTGAACGCACCAGTTAACTATGAGCAGGAGACGCCAAATGCGCCTGACGATGACAGACAAAACAGAGATTAAGCAAATCATCGCGAGCTTTAGCGATGAGGATAATGCAGCGATTGATAAACAGGTTGAGATGCTGTGCGCGAACATGCGGCCGGTGCTAAACATGCTTGAGTCACACCGACCAGATGACCATACCAAGGCAGCCGTTGAATGGCTTGGTGAGGACGACGTCAACTATCAGGAATTCGCTGGCGATGTTATGTGGGACATATTCAGACCGCGCGTCGAGGTTGAGTATGCAATGTCCATCTTTATGCGTCGTCATACTTTCGAGGATGCAGCATGAGCCCTTGCTTAATGAATCTTCTTCTAAAGGGCGGGCTAAGTTATCGAGACATGGCTGCAATTCTAGGAATGAAAAAGCACCGTGTTCAGTGGTTCGTCCTGGAGCTTGAGCGCAGGGGGTGGATTAAGGTTAAGCGACAAATAATCTGCTCTTTTGATGGAAAAACCAATGGCAATGCAGTGAATGAATATCGAAGGACGGTTATATGAGCAATATCGTTGAGTTTGTTAAACAGCAGGAGCCGCTATTCTGCGGCGCATTAACAGAGCAGACAGTCACATGGGCAAAGGAAAGCCAGTTCGCCATACAATACTTCCAGAAGAATGACTTCCTAGCTAAAACCGCCCTCTCGAACCCTACCAGCGCACAGAACGCGATTATTAACGTAGCGGCCATTGGCATCACGCTGAACCCGGCAAGCAAACTGGCATATCTCGTACCTCGTGACGGCATGGTATGCCTTGATATCAGCTATATGGGATTGCTGCACCTTGCGCAATCTACAGGCTCCATTAAGTGGGGTCAGTGCAAACTGGTGTACTCAGCTGATACCTACGAATCAAATGGCCTTGATAGCGCTCCTACGCACAAATACAACGCGTTTGGTGAGCGAGGCGAGGTTGTTGGTGGTTATTGCACTGTTAAGACTGCCGACGGCGACTACCTGACGGAAGAAATGAGCCTGGCAGAAATTAAGGCAGTGGAAGCTACTAGCAAGGCGAAGAATGGCCCATGGAAGACGTTCTGGGAGGAAATGGCACGTAAGACCATCGTCAAGCGAGCCAGCAAATACTGGCCTAAAGCGCAGCGTCTCGATAACGCTATTCACCTGCTTAATGAAGATGAAGGGATGCATCAGGAGCCGGTTATGCCTCACAAATCAGAAGAAGATATTCGCGAGGATGGGCGTAAGCGCCAGCAGGAAATCATCGAACACGTTCAGGTGCTTTGCGATGATATGGCTCATGCTGAAACCATGGATGACCTTAAGCGCATCTTCGCTGATGCGTATAAACGTACTGCAGGCATGAAACTGCAGCAGAACGTACAAGCCATCTACTCGGAATGCAAAGCAAAGCTGGAGGCGACCAGTGAGCAGGCTGTATGAGATTGCCAACGATTATGCCAGGTTGATGGATGCTGACTTTGAAGCCGACGAGATAGCTGACACGCTGGAAGGCATGGAAGGTGAGCTTACAGATAAGATTGAGCAACTACTGGCAATCTGTAAGAACGAGTCAGGCTATGCAGAGCGCCTCAAGGAAGAGGCAAAGACACTTAATGAGCGTGCGGCGGTAATCAATAACAAGGTCGATAACATCATGGCCTACATTGCTACTTCAATGGAAATGATGGGCAAGAAAAAGATTCGTGCCGGCCTTCATCAGGTGACGGTCCGTGCTCCTGTAGAGTCGGTTGAAATCACAGATGAAGGCTCACTGCCTTCTGAGTACGTTGAATACGTAACCTCAGTGAAGGCTGACAAGTTAGCCATCAAGCATCAACTAAAAGCCGGGAATACTGTTCCTGGCGCATCACTCAAGCTCGGCAAGCCAACCCTTCTCATCAAATAGCCAATGCGAAAACTAAACATCACTCCCGAAGAAATGACGGCGGTGTGTGGGCGTATGCCTGCATGCCGTGCCGCTGACAGTTTAGGGCTTAACCTCCCACAGCTTTACATGTTAGCGCGACGCTACTCGATTACCACAGCACACACCTACAGACACTGGTCTCCAGATGACGATGAGCGACTCATATCTCTCGTTCGCTCAGGCCTGATGCAGAAAGAGATATCAGAGATTCTAGGCAGGAGTGCTGGCTCAGTCAGAAGTCGGGTAACGCTTCTGCGCAGACGAAAAAGAATATGAGGATTTGACTATGAAACTCAACATCGAAGTCGGCAGTAAATACGTAATCACCGGAACTAAGTTTGACCTCGTTCTCAGCGAAAAGAAAAAAGTCACAGACGAAAACAGCAAGAACTTTGGCAACGAAATCATCTCCCGCCTCGGCTATTTCAGCACCTTCGACAAACTAGTTAAAGAGCTTTGCCACAAAGAGATTCTGGAATCAGAAGCGCAGTCACTGGCAGAGCTGAAAACTCATATCGATGACCTGTCTATCGAACTGGCAGAAGGCGTTAATGACTTTCTGGAGCGTGCACAATGATAGGTATGACATACGACCCCGGCATCACTCCAAACGAACTGGTAGCACGCCACCGCATCAAACCCATCAACGATATCGCACGCGAAGAAATGCTGAAGCGGAATAGCTTCCAGAGCGTGAACGAGAACAGATTTCTGACAGCGTGTTTGAACCAGATGAGGGCGAAGAAATGAGCGTGAAACGTTATAGCGTTGGTGTTGATGGCATAGACCCGAATGGGAATCTTGTTAAATACGAAGACTACGCAGCACTTGAAGCCAGATGCGCGGCGCTGGCTGCGGAGTTGAATGAAATTAAGGTTGCTGTAATGGCGAGAATGAAATTGCATGAAGAAATCAGAAATGCAGGCCGTCCTCCGCATACTGACTTCTGGCATCAATCCATCTACATGGCTGACAAAAGGGTTAATGACTCACTTTCTTCAACGCCAAATCATGACGCTTTCCTGGCTGAAGTGCGGGCGCAGGGTGTTGAGATGTTTGCAGATGACCTACTTTGTCCAGACCTTGATAGCACTATCCGTGAGTTTGCCGAACAGCTTCGCAAAGGAGTGCAGTCATGAGCAACTCTATCGCAGACGGCGCGAAATTAACGCCGGAAACTTTCGCTGATTTCATTGAACGTTTGAAGTATCACCATCGCGGCGAGGGGGTAAACCGCCATGCCACAGCTGACCCAATTTTCATGGTTCAGAAGCAGGCAACCATTTATGGCCTGGCAGAAGAGTACGGCGAATCGAAGATAGTCCATTTCGAGGAATGCGAATGGGACAGCCCGCAGGAGTATTGGGACGATCTGGATGAACAGCAGCAGGAAGAGTTAAACGCCTTTTGCATTGACCAGTGCGACACTGCCTTTACCGATCTCGATGAAGACGCTCAGTGGGAAGTACTGGCTGACCTTGACGGCCACACTGTCTGCGGTACACGCAAAGAGTGGCAGAACATCAACGCTCATTTTACCCGTGAAGCGGCGGAGGCTTTCATTCGCCGCAAGCAGCATGATTATCCTCCTCTGCGGGTCTACGTCGAGAGCATGTACTTCGGCTGGGAGTATCAGGAAATCATACGTGCTCTATGCGACGGAAGACTGGTGCTAGCCGAAAAAGATGGCGGTGCAGCATGAACAAAGCCTCACCAGTTGATTTGAGAAAAAGCCTCGAAATTGCCAATAACCTTGCGCACATCGGGATTCGCTTTGTGCCGATTCCGGTGGTGACAGAGGAAGAATTCCAGACGCTGGCCGCCGAGCTATCTCGACGGCTTGAAAATATGGCTGTCGAAGCCGAGAAGAATGAAGGCGGTGCAGCATGAAAGCACTAATTACCCGGGAGCTTAAGGCTCCTTTTTTATTGCTGGTGTTCACCTTCAACCGAATTAACCGCCAGTTCCAGGAGCATTGACCATGGACATCATCGACACCGCAGCAGAGATTGAAGAGCTTCAGCGTAACGCTGCCCTTTCCGCTCACCGCCTCAACCGCAGTGCCGTATCAGCTGAGCATTGCGAAGAGTGCGGAGAAGGCATCCCGGCGCAGCGGCCCGCTGCCGTTCCCGGCTGCCAGACGTGCGCGGATTGCCAGTCTCTAATCGAACTTAAGCGCAGGCAAAATGGACGTTAGATAGACTCTATGCCACTTTAAATATTAGCTTGATAATAAATTATTGATACTTATGAGATATTTACATACGAGCCCTTTCCTTAACGTTTCGTAGTGGTACATTGAATGTGCGACGAACTACTAAGCGGAGGCATTATGAGTATTGACGATCTTTATATGAGGCAAGAAGAATGGGCGCTTGAAATGCTTGGAAGATCGGGTGCTTTAACACCTTGTACACATCATGAAGGTGTGTATATCGATGAGGGCATTGAATTATCTGAGGCGTACAAATATGCCATGACGGCATATAAAAATAGCAACGGTAAATCGCCATTTGAAAGCGCCAGCGAAATGACTGATGCCATAAAAAGCGCCTATGAAGATCATGGAGGAAATGACCTTTGTCCTTTATGCACAAGTCATGTAGACGATTAGCAATATGAATCAATAACAAGCCTCGCATCTGCGGGGCTTCTTTTTGCCTGGAGACACCCATGAGCGAAATGACCTTAATCGTGCCCAACGACTGGGTAACCGAAGAAAAGCTCGTCGAGATTACCGGCCTTCGCCCGGGCACTATTCAGCGGGCCCGCAAAAAATGCTGGATGGTCGGTCGGGAATATCTGCATGTTTCCCCGGACGGCGTGCCGAAGAAAAACAGCGAATGCATGTACAACCGAAAGGCTGTCGACCAGTGGGTTGAGAGCCTGTCAAAGAAACAGCCGGGTGCGCGCCAATGAAGATCCGTTTATGCTTAGCGAGCTCTTGGACGTCAGGAGGGAATAATGGCTAAGTCAGCATACCCAACAGGCGTGGAGAACCACGGCGGGACACTCCGCATATGGTTCCTATATAAAGGTAGCCGGGTGCGTGAAAGCCTCGGCGTGCCGGATACACCAAAAAACAGAAAGGTCGCTGGCGAGCTTCGCGCGTCAGTGTGCTTCGCGATAAAGACCGGCAACTTCAACTATGCCGCACAATTCCCTGACTCGCCGAACCTGAAAAGGTTTGGGGTGGAGAGTAAGGAAATCACCGTGCTGGAGCTGGCGAATAAGTGGCTGGAACTGAAACGCATGGAGATCAGCACCAACGCTATGTCACGCTATTCATCTATAGCGCGCAACATGGTGCCAAGGATCGGAGGTGACAGGCTGGTATCTGCAGTAACGCAGGAAGACCTGCTGTTTATCAGAAAGGAATTGCTTACCGGTTATCACACCCTGAAAGTTGGACAGAAAACGCCGGTTAAAGGCCGCTCGGTCAGAACGGTAAACAACTACATGAAGATAATGGGCGGGATGTTTAAGTTTGCCGCTGATAGCGGTTATGTACGGGTGAACCCGTTCACCGGGGTCGCCATGCTCAAGCGGTCACGATGCGAGCCTGACCCGCTGACACGAGAGGAGTTCGTCAGGTTGATTAACGCCTGCGCCCACCAGCAACTGAAAAACATGTGGTCTCTTGCCGTCTACACCGGCGTGCGCCACGGAGAACTTGTGTCGCTGGCCTGGGAAGATATCGACCTGAAAGCGGGTACGATGATGATCCGCCGAAACCACACGTTAACGAAGGAGTTCACCCTTCCGAAAACGGAGGCCGGAACGGACCGAATCATTAACCTCATTCAGCCGGCAATCGACGTGCTGAAGAGCCAGGCCGAATTAACACGCCTGGGTAAGCAGTATCAGGTTGAGGTAAAACTGCGCGAGTATGGCCGCACTGATGTGCATCCGTGCACGTTCGTGTTCAACCCGCAGATAGCGTCACGTAATGGCCGTGCCGGGCATCATTACGCAGTGGGGTCGATTAACCAGTCGTGGGAAGCGGCAATGCGACGCGCCGGGATTCGCTATCGCAGAGCATATCAGTCCCGACACACGTATGCATGCTGGTCGTTGGCTGCCGGTGCTAACCCGAACTTCATCGCGAAGCAAATGGGTCACACCGACGCCCAAATGGTTTACCGGGTGTACGGATCCTGGATGGCTGAAAATAACCAGGACCAGGTGCTCATCCTCAATCAGAAATTGAGTGAGTTTGCCCCATCCATGCCCCACGCTGTGGGATCGGATAGTTATTAA